CACGTATATTTTTAAGGATTTGGATTGTCTCGTCAACGGTAGACGCATCCACAATTACTTTTTGGAATCTACGTTCCAATGCTCCGTCTTTCTCAATGTTCTTACGGAACTCATCAAGAGTTGTTGCTCCAATGATTTGAATCTCACCACGAGACAACGCTGGTTTGAAGATATTAGAACCATCCATTGAACCTGAAGAGTTACCAGAACCAACCAAGGTATGTACCTCATCAATAAACACAATGATTTGTGGGTTGGCAGTAAGTTCTTCAATAATAACTTTCATTCTTTCTTCAAATTGTCCACGGTATTTTGTACCTGCGACAACTGAAGTTAAGTCAAGATTGACTAATCTTTTGTCCACTAAATTACGGGGACATTCACCACTTACAATCTTCATAGCTAAACCTTCAACAATTGCGGTTTTACCACAACCAGGTTCACCAATGATAATTGGATTGTTTTTCTTTCTACGAGATAAAATCTGAGCGATTCTTAAAATCTCTTTGTCACGACCAATAACAGGGTCTAACTTACCTTCTTCTGCAAGTTTATTTAAGTCTCGACTAAAGTTGTCTAAAACAGGAGTACTGCTATCAGACTGCTTTTGTTTTTTACTCATCATTTTGTCGTCGTCGTCCATTAAGTCATTCATGTGTTTCTATATTTAGTTTACAAAGTAATATCAAATATTGGACTTCTCCAAATATTTTGACAAATTGTCAGGTTATAAATATTTCACCTGACATATTGACATTAAGACTTGGTTGGTATATTATTTGAATACAACAAAGATAACAAATAAATCTTAATTAAAAAAATAAAATTATGTTTGGAAACAAAAGAAATTACAACGACATTTTTAGAGCATTTGATGAAATGTTTGCTCAATTCGATTTAACTCAAGGTGAGTGGAAATCAAAAACTAGAGTATCTGATGATGGTACTATGAAAGTAACAACTTATTACAGAGGAGACTCTTCAAAATCGGAAGAAGGAATCGACAGATTAAAATATCAACTTAACATGGCGATTGAAAATGAAGATTTTGAAACCGCAGTTAAACTTAGAGACCAAATCAAAAATTTTGAGTCAAATCAAAAAGATATTGATAAACTTGAATTGGAGTTAAAAAAATCAATTGAAGAACAAGATTTTGAAAAATCAATTGACATTAGAGACCAATTGAAAAAATTGAAAAAGTAAAACTAACCCTCACTTCGGTGGGGGTTTTGTTTTATACTACTTAATACTATTTATTATTAAAAATATAATGGAGTCAATATACGAAAATTTAAAAGATAGCAACACATTAGTGGTTGCATTTCAAGCTCACGAAAATACTATTTTTGGTACTACTGTGGATGAATTTAAAGGAATCTTAAATCAACTAGATTATGATACTATAAAAATTAACGATATAAACGGGCAATATTTTTTTAACGGAATTGACGAAACATATAATTCGTTTAATAAAGTATTGGAATTATTATCGGGATATACTTCAGGTTACACAAAAACAGTTTTTATTGGTAATTGCGCTGGAGGTCATGCAGCGATTCTTTTTGGTACAATGTTAAATGTTAACAAAGTTATCGGATTCAATACCGTTTCATATTTGGACCAAACAACTTTATTATTAAATGATGATGGTAGAGATGACCAAGTAAGTTTTTTAGACCAATCGAATGAATATCTAAATTTAAAACCATATTTGGAATCGGCAAATTATAATACTCAAATATATTCTATTGTTGCACAAAATGCCGAAAGACACGTAAAACAATCCAATAACATTTCAACATGCCCAAACGTTACTATTGAAATGATTGATTGCGATACACCAAAAGTGGCGTATTATTTAATGAGACAAAATCAATTAGTTTCTAAAATTGTTAGTATTATTGAATCGTAATTATATTTCGTAATTAAAAAACTTAAAATCTTCTTCAAACACTTCCAAAATAATATCTTTAATTTTAGGAGTTAACATTAAATCATATTTATGTTCTAAATTAGATTTATTTATATTGGATAAGGAAGAAATTTCAGTGGATAAGAAATTATTAAGTGATACAATTTCTTTTGAGATATCTTCTAATTTAAAATACGAAACATTCGATTCTACGTCCCCCCAACTTTTTTGAATTTCAAAAAGTCGAGTACCCCCCCAACTAATACCGTTATTTATACAGTGTTCAACAAAGGAAGTGTTACCGTAAAATTCTTTAATAAAATTTTCAGATTTAATAGATTCGTAAAAATGATTTGTAAATGTTGGAAAATTGTAATTAGAGAATTTTATAGACTTAACATTATGTGTAATTTTCATTAAATGAAAATAGGATGAAACAAATCTGGTGTAAGGGTCTCTTGTAACTTGTAGTATTTTATATTCAGACAAATCGTTGACCTCAAAAATCTTAACAATTTCACTTAACTTTAAATGAATTAACGGTTTTAAAATTTTTTTTATTGGATTGGAAAATTGAATTCCATTTTGGCTCATAGTCTCTTTGAGAGAATTGGATGCGGTTTTGGGTGGCATCAGTACAATAAGTTTCTTGTCCTTATCTATCATATTTTTCAAATAAAGATTCCTCAATCCAATCAACAATTAAATGTATCCTATCTGTTTGTCCTAAATTTTCAGCGGAGTGCATTTTTTTATCATTATTAATTTCCCACATTTCACCTAATTTTAAATTCCTCTTGTCATCACCTACGGTAAAAAAACAATCATCATTTGTTTGTATTGGAATATGAATTCTCCTGCCAATAGATAAGCTAAATCCAACAACATCTACGTGAGGTCTAATTGATTTACCTGCAGTTAGTTTAACTAAAAGAGCCCTCATAATTTTACCATTTTCACCAGTATTCGCTTTAATATGATTTTCCATCTCTGTAAGTTCATTTACAAATAAAGGATAATGGTTGGTTGGCATAATTTTTAAATGGTTAAAATTAAATGACTTATCAAAAATTATTGGTATTGTTTTAGTGTGTATATGTTCGGAACCATACCGTTTTTGTCGGTCAGTAAATTCATCCCAATCTAAATTATTGTCGGACATAATTTTTAGAATTGGCTCAACATTAATTTTACCATGTAATTGAAAAGTCTCATTTATAACCATATTTATAAATATGAAACCATATGAAAAATTTTTAAACGAAAGTATTGGTCTTAAAGAACTTATAGAAATATATCTACAATTAAGACAACATTTCCAAGAGATAGGGTTTAGTGACAGCGATTTAGAAAGCCCTCCGACGTATACACCTTTGATGATGACGTTACATCAAAGGTTTGGTCTAAGACAAAAAGCTTTATTTCAGCAAGTAAAAGATTATGGTTTTAATATTGATTGGAATGAATTTACAGATTACATGAAACCAATATTAACTAAAATAGATGAACTAACACCATTAAGCCATGGCAATTACAAAAGAGGAAATCAAGGGGACGAAGATTTTGAATGAAATTAAATCTTCAAACATTAAGAAAACTGAATACGATACTGAAACAAATAAGTTAATCGTTGAGTTTAATAACGGATTAAAATATGAATACGAGGGAGTACCTCATCAGGCATACACTGCCTTCAGAAAATCCGAATCACAGGGAAAGTATTTTACCACAGATATTTCAAAAAAGTATAAGTATAAAAAACTATAGTTATCCTACTATTTATTTAGGATGAGCAACTTCGAAAAAATTTTACATAGTTTTTCAATTAAAGAAACTTTAAATCCAAAAGTTTGGGAAAATCCTGAAGACCCTAAAAAGGCTACGATGATTCCTAAAGTTAGGAAAGCTCTTGAACGCATCGCAGTTGAATTTGTTGATGACTTAGGAGAAGATGTTTTTGTTGAAGACGTTTATCTAATGGGTTCATTGGCTAATTTTAATTGGTCTGAATATTCAGACTTTGATTTACATGTTATTGTTGATTTTGAAAAATATGAAAATCAAGAAGATTTATATAAAGAACTTTTTGATTTAAAAAAGAAACTTTTTAACGACAAACATAACATTAAAATTTTTGGATATGATGTAGAAGTTTATGCTCAAGGCATTTCAGATGAATCTCATAGTGATGGTGTTTATTCTGTAATGAATAATGAATGGATTCACAAACCTAAAAGAACAAGTAAAGATTTGGACATGTCAGTTTTAAAAACCAAAATTAAAAGTTGGACAGATAAGATTGATGACGCAATTGAAGATGCAAAATCTGAAGGGAATGTTGAAACATTAAAAAAATTAAAAGACAAACTAAAAGACTATAGACAGTCAGGGTTAGACAAAGATGGAGAATTTTCTTATGAGAACTTGGTTTTCAAATATTTAAGAAGGTCTGGGCATATTGGTAAACTTTTTGACGAAAAGACTAAAATCAAGGATAAAGAGTTGTCCATAGAAGGACAAATTCAAGAAATCCGTAAATAATTAGTATTAGTCATATATTTATAAAGAAAAAAATTAGATGGCATTAGTAACATATCTTATAGGTCCTTGTGCTGGCGGAGCTTCAATATTAGTTGATTTTGATAGTTCATCACTGCCTGCGGTTAATGGAAATTATTATTTAACATTTACTGGCGGGACAACTCAGGGATGTTATGACATTATTGATAATGCAGAACCATCAACTGGAATTGACAAAGTACTAACTATGTCAATAGATTATACTGATTGCGCTACTTGCCAAGCTATTGTGACTCCAACGCCAACAGTAACAACAACTCCAACAAAAACACCAACACCAACAGGAACCGCAAGTGTAACATCTACACCAACACCAACAGGAACCGCGGCCGTTACACCAACTCCAACACCGACAAGAACGGCAAGTGTAACATCAACACCAACGCCAACTAACACTGCAACAAAGACACCGACTCCAACAGTTACTACGACACAAACTCAAACGCCAACTAACACTGCAACAAAGACACCGACTCCAACAGTTACTACGACACAAACTCAAACGCCAACTAACACTGCAACAAAGACACCGACTCCAACACCAACAGGAACAGCAGGAGTAACTCCAACACCAACAGGAACGGCAGGAGTAACTCCAACGGTTACACCTACACCATCACAAACACCAGGATTTACAGGATTTTCTGCTGACCAACAATATGCTTACACTCTTGATATTTTAGGAAGTTTCAGTGGTGGAAGTGCAGATTTTAGTGGGGCTTACGCACCTCACCCTGTATTTACAAATCAATTGGGTGAAGCGGTACAACAATTAAACGCAATCACAATAGGTGGATTTAACGGATTAAATAATTAAAAATAAATAAATCATAATATGGGAGATTTAAAACCAATTGGCAGTGAAAAACTTCAAGGTCAAGATAAAATAAAAAGAATAATGGAAATCGCTCGTTTTAACGAGACGACTCCATCGAGTATAAATGAAACTTCAAAATCAGAGTATTCAAGAACTTTGTCTGATGGAAGTAACTACGAAATCGTTAAAGAAAGACAAGGTTACATCATTAAGAAAACTATTTCTGAATCTGAAACTGATTATATTGAGCCAATGAAAAATAGAAAATACTATTCTTCATATTCTCAGGCATTAAAAAGATTAAATTTAGTTGCAGGTGAGTTGAATAGACTTAACGAAAACGAAGAAGGTACTTCAATGTTTGGAGAACAAAAAAGATATACTTTAAAAACTCCTAAACCAGAACCTGTACCAGCACCAGCACCAGCACCAATGGAAGCTGCGGTTCCACCTATGGCACCTCCAGCAGTACCTTCACCTGAATTACCACCATCACCAATGGGAGATGAGGGTATGGGTGTAGATTCATTAGATATTGACGCAGAAATGGGACCTGAAGGTGACGTTGAAATGGACGCAGATGTAGACATGGAAATGGACGGAGGAGATGACGAACAAGTAACGTTTAAAACAATTCAAAAACTAACAGGTAAATTAACTCAAAAAATTAGAACTTTAGATAATGAAGAAGGAATGACTTCTGAAGATATCAAATATGTTATTAATATGGTTATTTCATCTTTAGATTTGAAATCTTTAAGTGAAGAAGATAAAGATGATATCATGGATAAGTTTGATGAAGATTCTGAAGACATGGGTGGTGATGATATGGGAGGTGAAGACTTTACTGACGATACTGAGGTTGAAGATATCCAAGCTGATATGGACATGCCTGTTGAAAGTGAAATGGAAGAAGACTTTGGAAATGGTGCAATTTTAGACCATATCTTTGGTGAATCAAAAATTGATAAGGTAATCTCAAAGTATTTTGAAGTTACTAAAAAAGAAATCATGGAAAGTAGAGAAAAAGTTGCTAAGAAAAAAGTAGCAAAAATTTCTGAAGTTAGAAAACAAATGGGTGCGGTTGTTAAGTTAACTGAAACAATTGAACAAGAATTAGCGTCTCAACAATTCTTAACTAAAAATTCTTCAGCTAAGATTGTTGGCAAAACCAATAAGAAAAACTTGGTATTTGAAAACAAAGGTAAACAAGTTAGAATAACACCTGAAGGACAAATTTTGTAATATGAGTAATTTGATATACGTAAATGGTTTAGGACCCAACTATAAGGGAGACAATCTTTACGAATTCATATTCTCTGAAAGTCTGGATGTGTGGGGGGAATCTTGGGAAAGTAAACCATCAAATGGTTATCCTGGGCCTCCTGAGTTACAATATATTAAAAAAGTAGGAGTTCTGAGAAATACTGATATAAAATTGGAATTGATTCAGAACTCCGATTTTTTTTGTATGATAGATGCGATTGACGATGTTGTCGCATTAGCCTGGGAACCTGATGAAGAAAATGGACAAAATCGTATGGTTTTTAGATTCGGAATGACCGAACAACAAATAAAAGACAAACTCTATGAACGAGATTTGATTTTAGAATTTGAAAAGAAAGTAGTATATGAAAATTAATAAAAAAGCATTAGAACTTATAGAAAAAGGGTTATCATCTACAACAGTTAGTAAGTTAGATGAATCTCAAATTAATGTTCTACATAATAGATTATTTTTAGGGGAACAAGTTGAAGAAATGCCGACTAAAAAAAGTTATAAAGTTGGACAAGACGGTGGAAATTTACCACCATCACCAAAAGGGTATAATGTAAAGAAAACACCAACAGGAGATGTTGTTGCAACTCCAAACGAATCTGAATTAGAGGAAGATGCTGATTTAGATGATTCTGCCGAAAAAGATAGTGGTTTTGACCCTTATGCAGGTAATAGTGTTGGAAATGACGACGGTCCATCTAGTGATGATGGATTTGGTGGTGGAGATGACGGTATGGGTATGTTTGAAAGTGAAGCTGACCTTAAGCCAGGACAACCAAATCCATGGGCAATATGCCATGCACAAGTTGGTCCTAAAAAAACAAGAAAATTTGAAAGATGTGTACAATCTGTAAAAGACCAGTTGAAAGAAGGAAAAAATCCTGTATCTTTGTTCATCGAAAATCAAATTATGAAAATAGTAGAAAAGAATTTACCACCGAGAATCACTAAGGGTGATTTAATTAGACATCTGTCCGAAGGTGAAAATTTTGCAACAAAACACTTGCAATCATTTGGTAAAAGTTCTAATACTGAAACTGCTCCAGCAAAACCAAAAACATCACCAACAACAAAACCAGGAGCACCTGATAAAAAACCAAGACCCGCACATCCTGGTAAAAATCCAAACCCTGGTGAAAAAGAAGCTCCAAAGGCAAAAGTAAAAAAAGAAGTTGGGGAACAAAATCCAGCAGTTGCGCCAACAAAACCAAAAACAAGTCCGACAACAAAACCTGGCACAAAACCTCAAAGACCTGCACATCCTGGTAAGAATCCAAACCCTGGCGAAAAAGAGTCCCCAAAGGCAAAAAACCCTTCTCCTGAAGAAACAAAAGATAAAGTAATTGACGTAATATTAAACCTCCTACAAAAGTAAAATGGCAAAAAAGATTAAAGAACAAATAGATTACGGAAATACTCCCGAAAGAATGGACCCAAGTTTAGTAAAAAAATTAGGTAGTCCTGAAAGTTTGTACGCACAAAATCCTGCAATGAAAAAGGGACCTGCTGATGTTCAAAGATTAGTCAGTCAAAGATTTCAAAAAGTAGCTGACAAATTAAGACAAGTAACGGGAATAGCAGATTTAAGTTCAAAACAAGTTCAAGGGATGGTTTACAATGAAATGATGAGGAAAATTCCTAATATCATGAGAATTGAGGCTGCTCATAAAGATGAACTTATACAATTGGCGATTGACGCTTGTTTAGATGAAGGTGAAGTACCTGAAGGATGGTATCAAATTGATGCTCATTTAGGAGAACAACCAGATACATCAGATTTTAGATATCAGCCAGAAGAGCCTAAAGATGATGAAGAAGAAGAAGAAGAAAAATTAGAAATTCCATCTTTTGATATTGAAGATTTAACAGATGAAGAAGAATTAGAATTAGAAAAACATAAAAGAAATATTATAAATGCCATCATTCAAGGGTCGGCAAAAAGAGGACATTACCTTTTTCAAAAACCAGCGGTTAAAGCAAGATTAGATGCAATTGACCCATCTTTATATAGAGATTATTTAGGTATCATGGCAATTAATGATTTCATGTATTTTACTATGGAACAAATGATTGAGATGATGAGTCAAACAGGTCAAGGTGTGGCAGGTAAAGTATCATTAGACGACGCAGACGATGAAGGAGAAGAAGGTGGAGAAGAAGGGGAAGGTGAAGAACAACCTGACACAAAAATTGTTGCAGTAGGGTTGATTTTTCCAATTTTATGTCATGAAATTATTAAAGGGTTAGAAGAAGCCAAAGGTAGATACGGTCATTCTAAAAATCCTGAAATTCGTCAAAAAGTTAGAGGAGCTGTTGATGTATTATCTAACGAACCAATGCAATTGAGAATAGGCCCTGAAATTGTAGAAAAACTTAGATACGCATTACCTGACGAAATGTATGATGAATCAAATAAAGGTTTAACTCCTTGGTTCCACATATTATTATATCAAATACCTGCACAAGAATTTTTAAAAATTATCGGAAATGCAATATCTGAAGACCAATCAAAAGTTAAAATTGCAACTTCAAAATTTAAAGAAATTATGAAAGAGGCTCAAAAAATGAAGTCTGACTTTGATAATTTTAGAGAAGATGGTGAATCTGACGATAGTAATTTAAATCCTAGTGGTAAGTTTAGTTCTTACGACGATGATGAAGATTCTGATGTTGATTATGCCCCTGAAGAAGAGGACGATGATGAGGATTATCTTACAGACATGGATAATTACTTAGATAGTTTGGGGATAAAAAAACCCGACAATCTTGACGACTTATTAGGTGGTTTGGGCATATCGTTATCCAAATAACCAAAATTTGTGAATAGAGAACAATTAATTATAGAAGTGACGAAGTGTATGAGGAATACTCCTTACGCACTTCGTACTTATTTACAGACCTACGATAACACCGTATCCAAATACGTTCCGTTAGATTTATTTCCAGACCAAATAAAATTAATCGAAGATTACGATAACTACAATGAAAACGTTGCCCTGAAATACAGACAGGCAGGAGTTTCAACAGTTACCGCTGCATGGGCATCAAAAAGATTAGTTTTTGCCAAAAAGAATAAACCTGAAAAAATCCTAATCATTGCCAACAAATTAGATACGGCAGTGGAGATGGCAAATAAGGTTAGAGGGTTCACAGAACAGTGGCCTTCGTGGGTTGGAGTAACTTTCTCCAATGAAAAGAACGCACAAAGACATTTCAAATTAACTAATGGTTGTGAGATTAAAGCCGTTGCAACATCACGAGATGCTCTTAGAGGTTATACCCCTACCATCTTGATATTTGATGAGGCCGCCTACATTGAAGCCGACGGAGATTTTTGGGCTGCCTGTATGGCCTCACTATCTACGGGTGGTAAGGTTATTGTTGTATCTACACCAAACGGATATGACCCAATTTATTATGAAATCTATGACCAATCTTTGAGAGGTATGAACGATTTCAAAATAACTGAAATGTTTTGGTACCGTGACCCACGATATACAAAAGACTTGTATATGGTTAAAACTAACGATTTAGTTCATTTTCTTTTGAATAGAGAAGAATACAATCTTGATGAAATCATTATTAATTTGTCTATGGACAATCCATATGATAGAGACCACTCCATAGTAACAGACTACATTGAACAAGGATATAAACCGTGTTCTTCTTGGTTTGAAGGTATGGTTAAGAAATTAAAATACGATAGACGTAAAGTAGCTCAGGAATTGGAATGTAATTTCTTAGGTTCAGGTGATAACGTATTTGATTCTGATATGATGACAGATATTTCTAAAAACCAAGTCAAAGAACCTCAGGCAAAAATGATGGGAGGAGGACTTTGGATTTTTAAAGAACCTGTTAATGGACATAAGTATGTTATGGGTGTCGACGTATCAAGAGGAGATTCTGAAGACTTTAGTTGTATTCAAATAATTGACTTTGATACAAGAGAACAAGTCCTTGAATATGTCGGTAAAGTTCCACCAGACATCACTGCAGAGATTGCATATAAGTGGGGTACAATGTACAACGCCTATTGTGTGATTGACTTAACAGGGGGTATGGGAGTTGCAACTGCAAGAAAAATGCAAGAGATGGGTTATCAATCAGGAATGTATGTTGATAATGTTGATACAACAAACAAATGGAAGTTTGACCCTAAATTAAATGAAAAAATACCTGGTATTAATTTTAATAATAAAAGGGTTCAAATTATTGCCTCATTTGAAGAGTCTATGAGACATAAGTTTAGAATTTATTCAAGTAGGTTATACAATGAAATGAATACGTTTATTTATGTTAATGGTAGACCTGACCACCAAAAAGGACATCATGATGATTGTATCATGAGTATCGCTATGGCGATTTACGTTGCAGAAAAATCATTCCAATCTTTAGAAAAAGTTGTAAACCATACTAAAGCTATGTTAAACTCTTGGTCCACAGCTATCAGTGAGAACAAAAATACGTCAGAGTATTTTAATCCTATGGTTCCTCAAATGGGAAGACAATTCCCAATAAACCAAGGTCCATCTCGTGGTGACTATGAAAAATACTCTTGGTTATTTCGTTAACGATAAGTATTTATATTATCAAGGTAACAAGTAAATTTACATTATGGCAGAACAAAATATGACGGTTTGGCAACGACTGTCGCAAACATTTGGTCCGAACTCACTTCTTCAACAAGATTATCCAACTTTTAAGTTTGATAAGAAGGAATTATTACGTACCAAAAGTAGAGAAGAATACGAAAGAGAAAAGTTACAAGCACAACAAACTTTTTACCTAACAAATCAATGGGCTAAGGTTGAGAACAATCTTTACTCACAAGCAATTTATTACGAACCATCCAGATTATCGGCACAATACGATTATGAATCGATGGAATATACTCCAGAAATTTCAGCGGCACTTGATATCTATGCTGAAGAATCTACAACAACAAACGAAGATGGATTTATTCTTCAGATTTATTCTGAGTCAAAAAGAATAAAAGGTGTATTAGCCGACTTGTTCAACAACAATTTAGATATTAATACCAACTTACCTATGTGGACAAGAAACACTTGTAAGTATGGTGATAACTTTGTTTACTTAAAGTTAGACCCTGAAAAAGGTGTTGTTGGAGTACAACAGTTACCAACTATAGAAATTGAAAGACATGAGGTTGGTGTTACTGCAAAAATATCTGTAGATATTACACAAGAGTTGGACAAAGACAAAAAAGCCCTTCACTTTACTTGGAAGAACAAAAATATGGAATTCCAATCATGGGAAATCGCTCACTTTAGATTATTAGGTGACGATAGAAAACTTCCTTATGGTACTTCTATGTTAGAAAAAGCCAGAAGAATTTGGAAACAATTATTATTATCAGAAGATGCGATGTTGATTTATCGTACATCAAGAGCTCCTGAGAGAAGAATGTTCAAAGTATTCGTAGGTAATATGAACGATGATGATGTTGAAGCATACGTAAACCGTGTTGCCAACAAATTCAAAAGAGAACAAATTGTTGACAAGAATACAGGTAATGTGGATATGAGATTCAACCAAATGGCGGTTGACCAAGATTATTTTATTCCTGTAAGAGACCCAGCGGCACCAGACCCAATTACAACATTACCTGGAGCAACTAACTTATCAGAGATTGCGGATATTGAATACATCCAAAAGAAATTATTAACGGCACTTCGTGTACCTAAGGCTTTCTTAGGGTTTGAAGAAGTTGTTGGTGACGGTAAGAACTTGGCATTACAAGACATTAGATTTGCTCGTACAATCAACAGAATCCAAAAGAGTATGTTAGCTGAGTTAAACAAAATTGCGATTGTTCACTTATTCTTATTAGGGTTTGAAGATGAACTTTCAAACTTTACTATAGGTCTTACAAACCCGTCAACTCAGGCAGATTTATTGAAGATTGATGTTTGGAAAGAAAAAGTATTATTGTATAAAGACTTAGTGTCTGACCCAGGAAATGGTATTCAAGCGACATCATCTACATGGGCTAAGAAACATATCTTTGGTTGGTCTGACGAAGAAGTTCGTTTGGACTTACAACAACAAAGAGTTGAAAGAGCTGTTGGTGAAGAACTTAAAGCAACTCCTACAGTTATTACTAAAACAGGATTATTTGATAATATAGATAAATTATACGGAAGTGCGACAGGTGCGACACCTGCGGCAGGAGCAGCAACTACACCAGGAGGTACTGAAGAATTAGGAGCACCACCATCATTTAGTTCTCCATCTGAACCACCACCTGCAGAGGCTCCTCCAGCAGAAGGAGAAGTTCCACCACCATCAGGTGAACCAGAATTAGCTCCAGAGTCTAAGAAAAAAGACATGAACATTTTAATTGAAAGTAACTTAATTGAAGGGTCTCGAATGATTGATTTAGGACAAGCTCAAGATTCTTTAGGAGAAATTTCAAAAGAATTGGATAAGTTACTAAATTCATAGTATTTATTTGAAAATGAGCAAAATGACCTTCGGAACCATAAAATCCATAATTGAGAATAATCTACTAGAATCCTACAAGAATGAAAAGGAATTCAAGAAGACATTGAGAGAGTTCAAACACAATGTATTGAACAATAAATCTATGTCAAAGGCGTATACTTTATATGACCAATTGAGTACTCCTCAAGGGTTAAATGATGATGACGCTAAAGAATTCTTAGAAGAAGGTATATCGTTGTTACAAAGAGTTTTACCAAGTATAAAATTACCAAGAACAGTATCTGAATCAGTTAAAAATGGTTATACCGATATTGATACGTTAGTTTACACTCAAAAAATGAGTTTATCAGAAAGAATTAAATCTAAGAAAAATATTGTTTCAATTCTTACATCAAAGCCTCAAAACGTTAAAGAATCTATAAATATTCCTGTTAAATCAATGGTGAATATTGCAAACCAAACATTGAGAAATTATCTTGATACTTTAGATGAGAATTCTAAAAAAGAATTTATTCAAATTGTCTCTGAGGACACAAAAATTCTTGAGGAGAAATTTGAAGTTATTCGTGAAAGTGCAATTAATAAATTGGAAACTATTATGAATAATGAAAATGAATCAGAAATTAAATCAAGAATCTCCGAAACTATTACTAAATTAAAAGACGAAAAATTTGACCAAATGAATTTTTTAAGATTAAAAAATCTTGAGGAATCAATTTAATTATTATTTTTACTTTGAATATATTTTGCCTTTAAAATCTGTGCTCTTCTGACCACAGATTTTTTTGTATACTCTTTTCTCTCGTTTAATTTTTGGTTTTGTTTAGTCTTTATTACCTTAGACTTTAATGTTTTTAGAGCTCTCTCTAAATTGTCCCCATTTTTAATGTTTATGATTATCATATATTATAAAATATCTTGTAGTTTGAGAAAATTTTTGACTATTGGTTTTATATGACTTATTCTTGTACAGAACATAAACATATATAATCATGAAAATTAATGAAAAAAGGAAAGAGTGTAAAGTTAAATTTATACAATCCAATTAAATCCGTGTATGGTACTGTAGATTCAAAAAATTTAAAATCAGTATACATCAACATCCAATCATGGGTGACTCCAAAAAAAGAATATGATAACTGGAACAGAATAGTTTCTAACTTAGGTAGAGAAATAAAACATTCTGTTTTTGAATCAATAAACACTAAACTTTTTCAAGAAAAAAGTATTGTTGATTTAGACCTTAGAACAAGTGGAATCTCACACGGAAAAAAATCATTTTTTAACTTAGAGATTAACCTATACACCAATTCTGAATTAGATTTTAAATCATTAGAAATTAAAGATTCAGTTAAAGGTATCGTTAAATCAATATTTAGAAATAACATTCAACCGAACAAATACTTTGAATTTTCAACTTCAAAAAAGACTGATGACCAATAAACTATTAATAACGGTATATTTATCATAAAAGATTAGATGAAAAATTTAAGAATATTAGAAGCTAGCGAATTTGGTCACGGTATTTTAGTCGAGGCTGACGCAGGTTTTGTATCACCTAAAGATGCTCGTAATGAAAAGGTTCTAAGAGAAGCTAAAGAAATGGATTATAGAAATCCATTTGAATTTTATGCTGTCTTACAAAAATACGATACACCAAATAGAAACGGTAGAACATATCCTGAAAGAATTCTTAAAAGAGAAGCCGAGAATTATAAAAAAGCAATTGAAAAAGGATTATCAACTTCAGAGTTAAATCACCCTGAATCTTCTTTAATTGACTTAGATAGAGTTGCTCATTTAATTACAGAAATTTGGTGGGAGGGAAATATTTTAATGGGTAAACTTAAATTATTAACTTCGCCAGGGTTCCATGAAAGAGGAATCGTATCAACTAAAGGTGACCAAGCGGCAAACTTAATGAGACAAGGTGTTACTATGGGAGTTTCTTCAAGAGGTGTTGGTTCTCTTAAAAAAGTTGGGGAAAGAAATGAGGTTCAAGATGATTTTGAATTAATATGTTTTGACTTAGTTTCTTCACCATCAACGCCAGGAGCTTATTTATTTTCAAACCCTGAAGATAGAACAAAGTATGAAGAAAATTTAGATGAAGAAAAAAAACATAAACAAACTAATGGATATGTTGAAAAGTCAGTTGACTTAATGAAGAAATTAAACGATTTTTTAGGAAAATAATAAAACATGGAAGAAAAATATTTTGTAGCAAAAATTCAGTACGATTTACCTGATGAGAATTCAGGAAAGATTAAAAAAATTAGAGAAGAAAAATTAGTTAAAGGTTACTCAGTAACGGACGTTGAGGCGAAAGTTACAAAGAAATATGAAGGATTTACCCATGATTGGCGAATCACATCAGTTTCTGAAAGTAAGATTGATGAAGTTATTGAAAACTAATTTATTTATTTAAAATTATAAAAGTGGTCCATAAGACCACTTTTTTTATTTGGTAGATATTTATAAATAAAAAATTATGAATTTTCAAGTATCATTAGGTGACGCATATTCACAGGAACTAAGAATTGTTATTGCTAACTCTTGGTCAACATGTTTAGCATATTGCGAAGGAGTAGGCTCTTCAATAAATTCAATTAATGAAATAGACTCTATAAATATGGTGATTGTTGACAGTGGGGCTACTGGCTGTTATCAAGTAACTTTAAAAAACGGTAGTGCTATTTCAACCAGTATGGTTTGGGCTTCAACCTACTCATCATTCAATGCTTGGCTTGATAATCAAGTAGATGTTGAACTTACTACCCTTCAATTTTCAAATAAACTTTACGTAACAGTATAGCCAAAATGAATTTTTTTCATTTTGATACTATTTATTAGTTAAAATAACCAATTTTTTCATGCAAGAAAATAAAAATTTAGTACAAGAGGCACTCATTCAAATGAAAAACGTTGAAGAGGCTATTGCCGAAAACGCAAAGGGAATACTTGCTTCAACTATGAAGGAAGAAATCAATCAATTAGTAAAAGAATCTCTATCAGAACAAGATGATGAAGAAGAGGTTGACGTAGATGTAGACATGGATGACGACACAGAAGATGTGGACGTTGATATGGATGCTGATAATGCGGATGATATGGACATGGACTTAGATTTAGACATGGACATGGACTCTGAAGAAAGTCCAATAGATTTAACTGACGCTTCTGATGAAGAAATTCTTAAGGTGTTTAAAGCAATGGGTGAAGAAGACGGAATCATCGTTAAAAAAGATGGTGACGATATTCACTTAACTGACAGTAACGCTGACCAAGAATATCTTGTTAAGCTTGGTGAATCTGAAGAAGACACAAATTATGATGACACTATGAATTTAGATGAAATCGATGAAATGGACGTTGACACAGAAGATGTGATTAACGCAATTTTTTCAAAAGACGGTGACGCTTCAGATATCGAAGTAGACCAAGAAGATGAAGACGAAGTTATGTACGAAATCGAATTCGAAGAACAAGACGACGAAGACTCAGATGACGATGACATGATGGAATCAGATGATGAAGACATGATGGAATCAGATGATGAAGACATGATGGAATCAGATGATGAAGACGAAGAACTTGATGAACAAGAAGACGAAGACGAAGAAGATTTGGACGAATCTTACAACCAAAGAAGAACTGTTAGAGAAGGAAAGTCTACAGTAAAACCTAAAGGTGTTGGAATTGGCTCAGGCCCTAAATTTACTTACAATACAAAATCTGTAGGTGGATTTAAAGAGGACAAAAAAGAAGGTCCTAAATCAGTGGGTACTGGTAAAGCTAGTAAATTCCAATACAAAAAAGGAGCAAATATGGAAGGAAAATCCAAAGTTGTAAAGGCAGAAACAAAAGAAGGTGATTACGGAATGAATAAGGGTGATAAATCTAAAACTTTTAAAGGTGATAAAGATTACACTATTAAAAAAGGTGACACGTTAAAAAGAAAAGCTTTCGAAAAGGAAGAAACTAAAGAAGCTGCTAGAACTTATGGAATGGGTTCCAAAGAAGGTAGAGGTCTAAGAAAAGGCATCACAAATAACAGAAACTATGTTTATGGTAAAGGTGGTGTTAAAGTAGAATCTACTCAAGAAGAAGTTAATATGTTGAGAGAAAAGAATGAAGAGTATAGAAAAGCGTTAAATGTTTTCAGAGAAAAACTTAACGAAGTTGCTATCTTCAACTCAAACTTGGCATATGCTACAAGATTGTTCACTGAACATTCGACTACTAAGAAAGAGAAAATTAATATCTTAAGAAGATTTGACGATGTTGAAACTTTAAAAGAATCTAAAAATCTTTATCAGTCAATCAAAGGTGAATTATCTAAAGGTGAAACTAAATCAATGAATGAATCAGTTGAAACGAAATTAACTAAACAAGTTACTTCAGGTTCATCAACTACCTTAATTGAATCAAAAACTTATGAGAATCCTCAATTCATGAGAATGAAGGATTTGATGAGTAAGTTAGGGTAAAAAATAAAATAAATAAAACAAAAACAAATATTTTAAAATGGGAGCATTATTAGAATCAGGTCTTGTTGGTAACATCGGTCTTAAGCACCTTAAAGTTATCAAAGAAGATACAATCAACAAATGGGACAAATTAGGCTTTTTAGAAGGTCTTAAAGGTCACATGAGAGAAAACGTAGCTCAATTATACGAAAACCAAGCATCATTTTTAATTAATGAAGCATCATCTACATCTGATACAGGTGCATTTGAAACTGTGGTTTTCCCAATTGTTAGACGTGTATTCTCTAAATTATTAGCAAACGACATCGTTTCAGTACAAGCAATGAACTTACCAATTGGTAAATTATTCTACTTCGTACCTAACATTCAGGCGTACACTGACCCTGCAAACTTGGCGAACACAGGTATTCACTACCCTCCTTATGGTTCACCAAACGCAGCTGCGGACCAAACTCCAAACAGTGGTTATGACTATAACAACACTAAAGACCTTTACGATAGATTCTACGAAGGTAACGAACCAGCATTAGACCCACCAGGTTTATTTGACTATTCTAAAGGACAATATTCTGCAATCACTGCAAACGTAACAACAGTTTCATGGTTAGCTGACCAATTAGTTCCTTCTGCATATACTCTTTCTGATTATAGAAAAGTATTAATAGTTATGTCAGGTTTCGCATCTGATGGAGCTGGTAAATTAATCGGTCCTGATGGTCAACCAATGGATAATGAAGCTTTCTTATCTGATTTGACTATCTATGGTGTTGCTGGAAACGCAACAACTTCTGCTAACACAACTAACCCTTATTTATTCAGAGTTGTAACTCAAAGATATGGTAAAGGTATTGTACAGTACGGTAACAACAACGCTACGTTAGTATTCCCTAACAGTAAAACTGATGGTGGTCAATATGACAACTTATGTGATGCTGAAGGAAAAATCTATTTAGAAGTTGATTTACAGGTACCAGTATGTATCACTTGTGGTGGTTCAATGGACGGTTACACAGGTTCTACATTTGCGTCTACAATCGCAACTAACTCTCAAGCATTCTCTGCAACATATAGAATCTATAAGAACTTGGAATTCGAAGATAGAATTGGTGAGGTTTCATTTGACTTAATGTCAGTAACAGTTTCTGTAACTGAAAGAAAATTAAGAGCACAATGGTCTCCTGAAATGGCTCAAGACGTTGCGGCATTCCACAACATTGACGCTGAAGCTGAATTAACAGCATTATTATCTGAGCAAGTTGCAGCGGAAATCGATAGAGAAATCTTAAGAGATTTGAGAAAAGGTGCAGCTTGGAACTTAAGATGGGATTACAATGGTTGGAAGAGACTGGGTTCAAGTGCAGTTCCATACACTCAAAAAGATTGGAACCAAACTTTAATCACAGCAATCAACCAAATTTCAGCTCAAATCCACAAATCTACATTAAGAGGTGGAGCAAACTGGATTGTTGTTTCTTCTGAAATCAGTGCAATCTTTGATGACTTGGAGTATTTCCACGTTTCAAACGCAGCTCCTGAGCAAGACCAATACAACATGGGTATTGAAAGAGTTGGTACTTTAGCTGGTCGTTACCAAGTTTACAGAGACCCTTACTTCCCACCTAACCAAGTGTTAATGGGTCACAAAGGAACTTCTTTGTTAGATACAGGTTACATCTACGCACCGTACGTACCTCTACAATTAACTCCAACAATGTACAATCCATTCAACTTCACTCCAATCAAAGGTATCATGACTAGATACGCTAAGAAAATGGTGAACAACCGTTTCTACGGTAGAATCACAGTTGATGGTGTAAGAACATTTGACTTGAGAGAATTAAGATAATCATTATCTTATATTATACTAAAAAGGGTTCCCAATGGGGACCCTTTTTTTATTTTACGATATTTATTAATATGATTAAGCAAAGTTGGAATATTGACACAGAAGAAGTTAAAAGAATATTAATGATGCATGAGAGTGCAACTAAAAATTTATATTTAATCAACGAACAACAAAAAATTAAAGTTGGTGAAAAGACAACTACAACAGGGAAGGAAATTTCGTTGGATAAAAAGTCTTACCCATCTGGATTGTATTCTATTGAAAAATTAGGTGAGGGTAAAAAAGATTTGGATTTAAAATTACAAGAAATTGCACAATTTGCAAAAGCAAATAACGGTACCCAACTTAACATTCAAATTGAAGTTGGAGAATCCAAGGTAACTAATTTTGATAATGAATTAAAGAAACCATTAGGACAAGGAGAATTAGCAAAATTAAGAGGAGAAAAATTACAACAATATTTAACCAATTATTTTCAAGGATTAGTAGAATCAGGGTATTTGACTACAATGCCAAATATACCAAAAGCCCAAACAAATGTAGAGCTTGGTACTCAAAAATATGATTATGTTAAACTTAAAGATGACCCTAAAGATGTGAAATATTTGGAAGACCAATATGTTAAATTTAAAATTAGTTTATCTGCAACTAAAACAGAAGATATCTATGATTGCTTAGTTAATTTAGTAATAGATGTGAGTTACTATAATAAACCTGATGCAAAATTTCGATGCAGAGGTGGACACAACTGTAATAACGCCGAATTTGAACTTTATATTGATAATGTTTTATTAGGTATTGCAAATTTAAATAATTATGGATGTGGGCAAGACAATAACCCTAATGATTGTGATAGGACTGCCCAATTTACCGTTACAAATGAAATGGTTCAGAAAATTGTTTCTAATCCAAAATGGAACAAAAAAACACTAATACTTTCAACAAGATGTATTTCAAGTGCAAATTGTCATACGTCAGTTCAAGAGGTTAGAATTGTTAATGGTACTGGTACTGAAATATATCACGATTGCGTTAACCCACAATCTGCAAGAGGAAATACTTCTCAAAAAATATTAGCAGTTTTAGATAAGTGTGGTATGCCAATAAAAGGAACTACAGATGATAATGTTAGTGCGGAAGAAATACAATCATTATCGGACCAAGTTAATACTCAAAATAATGAAAAATTAACTGAAATAATTAACACCCAAGGACTTACAGTTGTACCAAACACAAATGGTGGTACTACCTTCTTTCCAAAAAATAGTAAACTTATAATTTCAAACATACAATCAAATAAACAATTTTTAACTATAACTTATAATATTAAATCTCCTATGGTGTTAGGGTATTTCATCAATCCTTTTGGAGGTAGCAAACCTTATAAACATAGTTTTAAAGGGAACGAAACCGTCAAAATAAATTTTCAAATACAACCTTCGGATATTCCAGAAAGAAGATTAAAAAAATATGAAGAAAGAGGTATGATAAGCGAAGTACCTAATTTTAATGGTTATAACGTTGATTTAGCATTTAATGAGAAAGGAGTAGAATACCCATCAAATGTTATAATAGTTTCTACTAACGAACAGTAGTTGTATCGTAAAGTATGACAATACTGTCCTTAGTCATTAATTCAATGTCATTTTTTGATATTGAATTAACAAAGTTTTTTGTATAATTTTTTAAATAATTTTTTTTTGTCGATTGATACATTTTTTCTGTCATAGGGATTTGAAATTCTTTTGTTGTCGAACAAGAACATATTAAAAATATTACTCCTATAAAATAAATTGTTTTGGTCATATTATTTGTATTTTGTACAAAGATAAGACATTTTTTATTTTCATCAAAAAAATTTTTACTATATTTATTAATAGATTTTAAGTTATCAGTCCCCAGTCGTAATGGCTGTTGAGTATTCACGGACACAAAGGTATTGGTAACGTAGTCATTAAACTATTGTAAAATTTAAAAACATGAATTACGCAACACAAGTGGGCAAACCGACTGCGCACATCACAAATAAAAAGTCACGTCTAAAGGTCTATAACGGCCATATAGTCTTTTTAAAAGATAAAGACAATTTCGAATTCGAACTTCATAATCCAAAACAAAAATCAGTCCTTGTAAAGGTCAAATTGAATGGTGAATACATTTCCACAAGTGGTATTGTATTGAAACCAGGTCAGAGGGTCTTTTTAGAACGTTTCCTTGACTCTAATAACAAGTTTGAGTTCAGTACCTATGAAGTTAAAGATACGTCAGAAAACAGGTCTGCAATCGATTTAAACGGAGATGTTAGAATTGAGTTCTATGATGAACAAACATCAAGGAATAATTTTGCAATATCATCAGGAACTATCTATGGAAATGGTTTAGTATATGGAAGTCGTAGTAATGATTATATTCCACATTTTGGTACTACAATTAGTACTACAGGAGGAGTAGGGTATTCAACAACTACGTCAACTTATAATATATCAAATGCAACTTTTACAAGTTCTGATTTGAGAAGCAAATTTGATACGTCAAAAACGTTGTTGAACGGTAAACCCCGAAGTAAGAAAAGTAAGTCAATTGAAACGGGTATAGTCGAAAAAGGAAATGAATCAAATCAGTCATTTACCAATTCATATCAAGAATTTAATTATTATACATCGCATGAAGTTAATTTTAAGATTCAACCATCAAGCACAAAAAACAAAACCACAGAAGACATTAGACAATATTGTACTGAGTGTGGAACCAAGACAAAAACAAACTTTAAGTTCTGTCCGTCTTGTGGAAATAAGTTATAAATGAAAAAGGGTCCCGTGAGACCCTTTTTTTTTGTTTGTTAAACTATTTATATATACACATGGGATTAAATAAGAAACATATTAAAGAAGCAACAGGTTCAGGAAGTGCAGGACATTTTAAAATTCCAATAGTATTAGCTCCACAGAATTGGAAAGAAGACCAATTAGGTCCATTTAATATTCCTGTTTATCATTATAATAATGCTGAATTGGCGTATGAAGAAGCTGATGGTGATTTTAAAGAAACACCTGAAGAAAGAGCCAAGATTGAAAAAAGAACTGATAAGTTATCACGTATTGATGATTATCTTAAAAGTTTCTATACAGGTCAAAATGACGAAGATGGTAGTAATATTGCTGATGTTGAACCCCCTGAAAAAATTATTAAACAAGCCGTAGGTCCACTTAAAGAAGACTTGGCAGTATGGTTTGGTACAAAAAAAAAACCAAAAGGAAGTTCACAACCTAAAGGTCCTTGGGTAAATATTTGTCGTAAAAAAGAAGGTGGTGGACATCCACCATGTGGTAGACCTGAGGCAAGTGACAAAGGATATCCAAAATGTCGAGCTGCGGGTGTTGCAAGTAAAATGAGTGATTCAGAAAAAAAATCCGCATGTCAACAAAAAAGAACCGCAGAAAAATCGCATTCAAAAGTCGGTACTGGTAACAAACCAAAGATGGTTTCTTACAAACCAAAAAATGAAGGATTAACCGAACTTATCCGAAAAGTTCTTAGAGAAAGTTTTTAATTTAATTTATCCAAAATATTACTCAATGAATGCTTGATGTTTTTTCTAATTTCAGATTCAAGTACCTCTCTTCTGTCTTCTAAAACTTTATCAAATATTTGAGTTAATTCTATAAACTTAGATGTTTCTTGTAGATAGACACTATAACTGTACACATGATTAATTAAATGGATAGTATAACCTTCCATTACAACATACATATTTTTTTCTTCGTTTTTAATAATTCTCTTGTGTGAGATTGGGGAAATAGTTAACTCTGATGTTGGATTAGTGATTAACTTTTTGCAGATTTCTGAAGCAAATATTTCTTCGTCCGTAACTTTAGGTCTTGGGTCAAACTTATCTTTAAGATTCAGATATATTTTAAATAATAAACGAGGGACATACCCCACAACTTTATTTTCCATTTAACAAATATAGAAAAAATTTTTCAAACTAACAATAGGAACCTGAACAATGTTTTTTCCCATCTAGTCCTTTTATTTTACCTTTGCATACTTGAACCGCATATCCGTTTGCATAAGCGCTTGGATATACTTTAAATTTTGATTTTGCTGCGGATTTACCTCTTGAACAAAGTGGGGTACCCGTTTTTTTTCTACCTTCCTGAATATCTTCATAATCAACATATTCAGATTCTTTTGACATTTCATTTTTGAAAAAATCAAATACTTGGTCAATATTAGTCTTAGCTTCAGATATATGGTCATCTGCCCAATCATGACCATTTTGGATTATGTCATCGATTTTATTTGGGTCCATATCCAACATCATATTACATTGTCTTTTTATTTGTTCTAAATTGCTAAAGAACATATAGTTAGATTGTTCTTGTTCTTGCTCTTTAAGAACTTTTATTACCAAACGGTTCAAATCTAATTCTGTTAATTTTATTATCTTACTCATGATTGTTTTGTATTTACAATATTAAAGGTTAATTGTTTCTTATAAGTATCTTTTTCTCCTGAAGTATTCACTTGAATGTCTACATAATATTGATTAGGTATTTTATCTCTCATATCAAATATAAAATAAAATTCGTTTGGAGTTCTATTGATAGGAGTCCAATCTTGGACTTGAACTTCAGTAGTTCCTTCTTTTACATATACTCTATAAAACGAAGAAACATTCTCTAATAATTGTTGACCAGTGTAAGCCTTTTTAATTGTCACACCAACTTTTCTAATATCAGTATTTAATATTTGTTCATTTTGTAATATACCATAAAAACTAAATCCAAATTTAGATGGTTCTTTAGAAAGAGGCCCAATCTGAATTCCCGCATTATATTGTTGTAATGTAAATTGATTTGTTACATTTGGAATACCTTGACCATTAATAGTTAAACCTGACCATACATCGTAAAATTGACAAGGTGTAGGGTATGATGTAAATCCATTAGGAACAACAACTTCATAAACACCTTTAGTTCTTAAACAAGTTGTTAATGATGCCATTCCTGTTACCGCGTCACCATTTCGGTCTTCAATTCTAACGAACGGGTCTGCGTCTAAATTAACTAAATCACCATTCTGATAAATGTATAAAAACAATTTGTTCTCTTGGCTTTTCAAAAATAGATTCCTGTCGTCTTGAATTAAGTCGTCATAATTAGTTAAAAGGTATGGTTGGTAAAAAGTTTGAGTATGTCTTGAAAAGAATGCAACACTGTAACTATCGGTTAACCCAGTGATGTTTTCAATTTGAGGAAGATACGCAACTCCCCAACCTGTAACACCTGTGATAGAACCGTTTAAGATACCATTTATCTCGTCAGTCATATTCATGTTAAGGTCTTCATTACCTAACTCAAAATGTTGTCTTGCAACGATTGTAAGACCTGAATAGTTAACTGTGCCACTATTAGTATTACTGTATACTCCTGGTTGAGACCAATCATCTATTGTTGTTGTTTGGTACCAATTAGATGGTCTTGTTGAGAATGCTCTACTATCGACGTAAGTTAATGGAGAAATTCCACCTTGTGAGCTTCCTTGGGCAATATTAAAATCAGTATAATCGTATCCAACACCTTCATCCCAATATTGTGGATTTCCTGTATTACCTGATACGTTAGGTATTCTAAATAATATTAAATCAAATGATGTTGCACGTCTTCTTTCATTTGACATGAACGTATTAAGTAATTCATTATCAAATGATGAAGTATTGGTCATCTTTAGTGTGTGAGTCATTGCTGATGTACATCCTGTTGATATAACACCTGTTGCAATGTTTTCTTCTAACAAAGATAAATCTAAGTTGAAAAGTAATCTTGAGTAACCGTAATTAGGAACTATGTAATCCGAAGCACCAAAATTTAATTCAATAACAGGGTTTCTTCCTGTATTAACATATGAGTTTGATACGATGGTATTATTTTTATCTATGTAAGACCTTAGAATTGACATTTATCTTTTTACTATAAATATCAATTAAGTCGAATATTACTACTAAGTATTTTTTCAACTGCATTATTTAACTCTGTAAGCATCTTTGCTGTACTTGAGCCGTCTTGTGTTACGGGTACTGGAGGTAGTCCAGGAAATGCGTGAGTATGGGTAATTAAGAATCTAACAATCATATCTATTAATTCTAATAACTCTTCTCCTCTAACCATACTTGATGTATTTGGCATAATATCGTCGGCAAATTTTTCAGGACTGATACCATATAAAGTATCGTCAAAATTAATTTTGGATTTGCCAGGAATTTGAGAATTATGGGACAATAAAAATAATTTATCACTACCTAATGCTCCATATGTTGACTCTGAAGTAACATATTTAGACTGAGGAACCACTTTTTTAATAGGGGTTTTAGGGATACCTACCTTACCCTTGGCATATATTAATCCGTATCCACCTTTAATTGCTGGTGTTAATTTAATTGCTCTGTATATATCGGTAATATTTTTAACTTCAATATTACCCGCACCTGCCCCTGAATTAGTTGATGGATTAAGTTTTGAATACATCAATGAATTTGGCCTATAAAAAATTGGAAATTTGGTACTCGCATTATTATCGGGAAATAATTTAACGCCACTTGCGGTTACATTAGTTGTGTTACAAGTTTTAATAAAATCATTTATAAACTTAATTACTTCTGTTTTTGATAATAACGTAAATGGTTCGCTTGCAACTAATTTTTTAAGATTTTCAGAAACTTCACTTGTTAATGTTAAGTTTTTTGAATTGGTTGATACATCTGGTTTAAGTTGATAAAGGTATACCGCTCCTGAGAATTTGTCTTGGGTGTTCTCAGGATTTGTGACAACCCATTCAATTAAATACTTAGTTAAAAGTACGTCTTCTTTAAGTTCATAATATACTTTAGGTTCTAAACTTTGTTTGGTTTGTTGAAATTTACTAAGTTGTAAGAATCCTCTTTGTTGATTTGCAACAGGGATTACATTTGGCTTTAAGTATTGTCCTTTAAATTTACCAGCACGAATTAGTATCTCATCTTCTTTGACAATCATATCCGCACTACCTCTACCCATAATTGCATTATCGCCAGGTTGAGGGAAAACACCTTTATGAATTGATTGGTCTGTATATGTACCATCTTGATTCTTTAAAGGTTTTGGATTTTTAATTTGCATACCTGTACCCGTAAACTTATTACCTCCATAATAATACTCTTTAAAAGTCGTTGTTGGACTTGAAAATGTATTTTGAACATAATATTGGTTTTGGTATTTGAAATCCTTATTCATGTAAATAACTTGAATAAGTTCATCCACCTTAGGTGTTGAATAAATAAAATAAGGTAATAATGGATTAAAAATAAGAGGGTCTCTTGAAGTCCAAATATCTTTCTCTTCATTCCATGGTGGGTCAGAAATACTTTTTAATATATCTTCGTAGTTATCGATTAGTCTAACTCCTCTGATTCTACCCAACATCATTGGGTCTTCTATATTTAAAACTCTACACTGAAAAAATATTGAATTATCTTCCATTATTTCTGTCTTGATACACGTTTAGGACATTATTATACAACTCTTCAACTTTATCTAAATAAATTGTTGAGGTAATAATTGACTGTTTTGTTAATTCAAAATCAGAAGATAACAAATCCATAAACTCAACTAACTTAGTGTTAGGTAAGTCTTTTAAATTTTTTTGTTCTTCTAAAATATTTTGATATTCTTCGTTTTTCATTTTATATTAATTTACCTATTGATGGACCCGCCATACCAATCGTTTCAACTTTACCTTCTTCAGTAATATTCGATACAATTCCTTTATTAGCCGCTAAATTAAATTGTAACATAAGATTAGGAGAACCATCAGGAAGAGGTCCTGTCGGAACTCCTATAGATTGAAGGATTTGAATTGTGTTTATGGTCATCTGCTCTGCCGAAATACCTGGTAATGCACTTGATAAAGCTAATAATGGTAATGGTATTGTTTGACCTCCACCTACAGATTGACCAATTAAATTAAGTAATAATAAAATATTATCTAATAAATTTTTACATTTTCTATAATCATCTATTAATTGTGCTATTATTAATGCAATTTGAATCAACCTTAAAATCATTGCATATTTTTTGGTTAAGTAAGATTTAGAAACGTCTGCAATAATACTACCAACTAAATTAACTATATCTTTTTTTAATATCTCAAATAAAACTCTAAGAAATTCAGCATTAACTTTAGAAATGACTTGTATTGAAAATGTTTTATATACCTTTAAAAAATCCGCTCCGTTAGTAACTATATTACTTCCAGCTTGTCCAATATTTGCACCCGCGTTTCCAGCGTTAGTTATTGTCGTATTTACACTATTTGTGGCTGTATTTGCACTTGTTACTGCTTGATTGTAAGTATATGTTGCACCTGATTGAACTACCGATAATAAAGTGTAAAGAGGTAATAAAACTTTTGGACTTAATACACTTGCAGCAACCGCCAAAGGTATTTTTTTAATGACATTTGTGTTGATTGAAACACTAGAGTTAAAATTGGTTGGTATTGTGGCTCTCCAATCTGGATTTTGTGATATTGAATCAACAATAGTTTCTAAAGTGGCAACTTGTTGTTCTACGGTTTGACCTGTTAGAGTATCTCTAAAATCAATTAATTGACTTATAAGAACTTCAGTATCTACAGGAACTTTAACATTGTCACAGTCTATAAATTCCATAACACCGTTTTGGATGTTATTAATCTTAACTTCAATATTTCTTAAATCTATTTCAGTTAATTCATAAAAACTATCATCAACACCGTCAAGTTCTGCTACTTTGGAGACACCACTTACATCAATTTCTCTTCTTGAATCAAAACATAACCCTAAAATTCTTTGTATTAATAAGTCAAATTTTGATTGTTCATCAAGTTGTCCATAACCAACTTGCAGATTCATACTTACAGCTCCAGAAATGATGTTAACTATTTGAGCTCCAATATCTACCGTATCAACTAACTTAATTGTACTATAATAATCTGAAATAAATTCTCCAACATTATTGCTAATATTACCTGAACCATCTTCTCTATTTATTAATACAATACGATAATAGTCTCCTGTAACCCCAAAACTATTTACGTTTGAATATTGAACATCAAATAAATCCTGACCCGATTTACCTAAATAATTTTTACCATTAATTTGATTAAACGACCTACCAGTGTTGTTAGATTCCATTAACTGATAAAGTTGTTTGTTCATTGGAAATGGAACATCTCCACCATAAGGTCTAAATTTTTGGTCTCCAGAAGGTGATTGAGCTTCATAGAAAATTTTTCCAAAATTTGTTTCAGGTGATTGTTTTAAATTAGAAAATAAATCAATAGAACTAACTGGTATGTAAATCCCTTCTTGTTGAGGTAGTAACGGTAAAGGTTGTGATTCAAGAACTGAAGGGGATATACCGTTATACGTTTGTTCAATTGAACAACCTAAGGCTTTGATTGTTTCCTCTTTAATAATAACTGATAACTTTGGTTCAATTAACGCAGCAGCTTCTAACATTTTTTTTCTAATATATGTTGAAGTACCTGAACCAGTTCCTTGAGTTTGACCTAAGAACCCTAACAATTGGTCCATTGAATTAGGTGGTTCTCTAAAAAATCTTTTTTGTAGATTTTTAATTTTGTCTAACTGAGATGTAATTTGTGATGATGCTTTAGTAGCCGAATCCCCCGCATTTTTTAAACTTTTGGCAGCACCAGAAACATCAATATAAGTTTTAAATGATTTTATCTTACCTTGTATCGAATCTTGTGCTGAAGTTATATCTAATGCTTGCATCTCTTATTTCATTTTATACGTTTCTTCATCATTAGAAACATCTTTTTCTATAAGATTTTGTATTAAATCGTCATCTAAATCTGCAAGAGAAAATGATTCTGTATTGTTGTTAGATTTTTCCCAAATACCAGATTGTAATTTTGATAAACTAATTTTCTTTTCAACACAATCGTTGACTATTTTTTGTTGTTTTTCAATTACAGGCCCAATAGTTGTCATATCAGCAGGGTCTTTTAACATTGCTAACATTTTATTTTGTATTCTGATTGCAGTTTGTCTTTGTTCTACAAGTTCGTTGTAAATTTCTTGCATTAAAGACAAGATTGAATCTTTCGTGAAATTAATTTCTTTTCTTTGTGGTCTTGGCATACCTATAAATACTTTTTTAATTAGTTTTTCATTTTAATCTGAATAACTGTATATAATTTTTTAAACCTTTTAATTGAACTTCTAATCTCTTTAGTACTTAAGTTAGTCATTTCTCTTAGTGAAAGTAGGATTACATTTTTGTTGAATTTGTTATTATCTGCTCCTGAGAAGATGCTTTCATAGTTATCAAACAAATCAATAAGGGCATACCCTAATTTTTTTTCATTATCGTTTAAATTTTCATTATCGATAAATTCTTTTAATTCTTTTAAATATTCAACAATAATGATATCGGTTTCAACGATATCATCATCAATTCTATAACTCATATCCACTCTTTCTTCTAAACTTGAAGATATGTCTTCATATGATATTTTTCTATTCGTTTCTTTTTGGTCTTTAATTATTTGACCCATTAAGTAATTTTTACAAATTGTACCAAAATAAGAATAAGCTTTCTTATTCTTATCTGGTTTAAACTTGTCAACTTTAGTCATTAAAAACGAATGAGTGTCTGTATGAATTTCGTTAAAATCCATGTCCTTACGATATAGTTTATATCGTCGTATGATAGATGAAATCATCTTATCAAGAGGTCCTCTTAAAAATTCATTATATATTTTATTTTTTTCGTGTGAGTCCTCTGTGATTAAAAACTTTCTAACCGCATCTTCTTCTCTTACATCAAAATAATTTAAATTAACAGCTTTTCTTCCTCTCTTTTTAGATAAAACATCTTCTGTTGTTGCAGATAGAGTTTCTTGCATTATACATTTTCAGATTGATATTTTATGACTCTGTCGTCAGGGAAGAAATATTCTTTTTTCGCTGTTTGTATCCAAAACTTAACTTCATCCTCAATCATTTTTTCGTCACCATTTTTATAGTTCCAAAAAATTGAACCTTCTCTAAGGTTAACATGTTTGTAACCAAGTTTTGGTATAGTCATAATTTGAACTGAATTATATGTAAGTCTTAATAAGAATTCATATATAAATGTTAATTTAATTGAAGATTTAAACCCTCCAAAATCCTCAACAATTTCTTTTTTAAATACAGAACCTGCTGTTTGAAAATTTTGATACTCTTGTAATGTTTCATTTGTTAAGAATCCCATTTCTTGAGTAAAGTTTGCAGCAAAAGTAGCCTCATTTGTAAATCCTGCAAAAAGACCTTTTTCATCCGTCTCAACGACTACAGGTAAAAACATTTGAACTTCAGGATATGATGTAATGTATTTGTCAACATTTTTAAACCAAATAGACGAGTACTCGTCATCAAATTCAAAAAGAGAAACCCATGTTCCTTTTGCGTTTTTAATACCATAATTTACTTGGTCACAATAGTTTGCTTCTTTATCCCAAAGTAATTTATTTACAGTAAGATTTCCAAAGTCATATCCATTAAGTAATGTAACTAATTGTTCTTCGCTAGTGTGTATAATTACAACCTCCTCAAACTCAATTTGTTGATTTTTAAGTGATGTAATTGCTTTTTCAAAATATTCATCAAAATTTTTAGCCTTTGATGATTTGATTGGTAGTATAACTGAAAGTGATAATTTATTGCTCATATTATTCTTCTGTTTTTGAAATTTGTTGTTCGAATGAATCTGCTCTTGTGTTTAAGTAAGTACTAAATAATGTTACAACACTTGAGTCAAATTTTTGTTTATCTGAAAATTGTTCTATTGTTTTTTTCATTTCATCTTGTATTTCAGGATTAATATTATCCTCAAGCCAATTTTGTATATAATCAGCGATAACATCAACAAATAATGTTTTGTCGGTAATCCAAATACCATTTTGTTCAGTCATCCAATCTGGAGGTATATTAGGAACTTTTCCAATAACAGGAACACCTGATTTCATAGATTCTAATGGGAAAGTACCAAAGGCGCTATCATCGTCAATCCATACACTTAAAAAACAATCACTTAATGAGTTTGCAAATTCTTTTTCAGACAACCCTCTTAAGTCTCTAAATGTAAACCATCTGTATTGAGGGAATTTTAAATAGAAAGTTTTAATAATATTAATTGCGTCAGTTTGCTCTTTTGTGTGAATACCAATAATTGGCATTGCTGGTGTTGATTTAGGTTTAAATGAATCCGTAATGTACGGTTCAATAACATCAAAAGATGATTGTCTCATTACTCTTTCAATGTATTCTTTTTGTTTGTTAGATGTTGTAAGACATTTCATAAATCCAAATTGATTCCATGATTGACCTGGCTGTAATGTTTCTAACATGTGTGAATATTGTTGTGTTAGAACAATTTTAGCACAAGGTAATTGTTTTACTTGGTCCATAACGTAACCAAATAATTCAGGAATTACTAAGAAATCTTCAGGAGAAATCTCTAAATTTTGACCTTCAATTGCTTTATGTGGTATAGACATGTATTCTTCATTCAACCACGCAACAACTCCTGAATAATCCGCTTTCTCATGTAAAATGATTGGATTAAACCCGTTGTCTTTTAATGTTTTTGCCATTTGGTAAATGTATCTGACAGAAGCTTTTGCATTACCTTTAGTATCTTGTACTAAAAAATAAATTCTTGCTTTTTTGTCTCTCAAAACCTGAATGGACTGTTTTACTTTTTCTTCTATTGTGTTTTCCATATTAATAATGATTGATTAGTTTTTTATTTAAAAGACTGTTAAATGCGATTCTAAAAGGAATACTTGTGTTTAAACTACTTTTCATTCCTAATTTTTCGTCAACAATATCTTGTTCTGTTAATACAGTGTCTAATAACATTTTTACCATCTCAAATTTGATAATGTTAATTTTCATTTCTGTTGTTCCTGATAAATCCTCAGGTGATGCGTCATTAGACATATCAAGGTACTGTTCAATTACATCTAAATCAATGTAATAATTTTCACCTAATACATTTATCATACTATTTCGTCTATTTTTGATTTGAGTTCTTTGATTGTTGAAATCTCATACTCGGTTTTTATATCTGAATTATAAGCGGTATTATACTTAATAACTGTTTTATTTTCAGGATGATTTAATAATAGTTTAGGATTTGCGGTAAGTAAAATGTCTATAGACTCCCAAAGTGAATTAATTGTACTTTCACTATAGAACTTAATAGATTCTACTAAACACCCAAATTTAGAAATAAAGAATAATGACGCTGGTTTTGATTTACCAATTTCATCAGAAACTATTGTAATATCGTGGTTATCCCTAACATCTAAATAAAAATCATTAAAGTCCATCATTCCTGAAGTTTCTACAGAACCAGCATGTCCAAAAATTTCCATCGTATGTTCTTTATATAAAAAATCATATAACTCATCTTCATTTTTAAATTTAAGATGTTTGGATATTTCTAAACTTGTTAATTTTGTTATAACTTCATATTTAAATTCTTCATCTTCATTAAAAGAATTTTCAATATACCATTTCTCATATTCTTGTTGAATTTTTCTGAGCGTATCTCGAAGAACTCCGTTTAATTCTATTCCTATTCTCATTCTTCGTATCTTTTTAATATTTTTGTAATCAATGGATTTCTTACAATATCATCAGAACTAAATTCAAATACTCCAATATCATTCATACCTTGAAATTTTTGAAGAGCGTCCCATAATCCAGTTTGAGTTTTATCTTTATGTCTATCAAATTGTTCTAAGTCACCTGAAATAAAAAATTTAGAATTAAATCCAATTCTTGTTAACAAAAGTTTCATTTGACTTGGAGTTGAATTTTGAGCTTCTTCAAAAATTAATATTGAATTATCAATATTCATCCCTCTCATATAAGCTAATGCAAAAACTTCAATCGCTTCAACATCTTTTAATTTTTCTCTTGATTCTTTACCAATAATTTTATTTAATAAATAATAAGATGGGAATATGTAAGGGTCTAATTTTTCTTCAACACCTCCTGGTAAACTCCCTAATTTTTCTTCTGCCTCAACTGCGGGTCTTACAATAATAATTTTTTCATAAGGAGTTTTTGGGTCAACTAATAAGTCTACAGCCGCCTTCATTGCGATGTAACTCTTACCAACTCCAGCAGGCCCCGAACATATTGTAATTTGGTTTGTTTCTAGTTTATTGTAATACTCTTTTTGACTTTCAGATAAAAATTTTTCTTTAGTCTTTCTTTTAACAATTGAACAAATTAATTCTTTTTTCGTTCTTGTTACCATAACTTCACTTGTTGTTGTTGGTGTTGTTGATGGAGTTCTTTTGGTGCCTCTTGCCATTATATGTTATTTGATTTTATGTCTATCGGAACTTTGAGGTTCTCGTCTATAGACTGTTTTTCCACCGTCAGGACTTTCATAAATCCATGGAGTTTCAATTTCTTTTTTGTCAACTTGTGACTTAATCCATTGGTAAGTTTTTTTCAAACCAATAGATAAGGGTTCACTAACTTCCCAACCAACTTTTTCTCTATAAAGTTTATTGTCAGAATTTCTTCCCTTAACACCTAAAGGACATTTAAATCCGTACTTGTCAATAAATTCTTGACCATCAATATTTTTGATTTCAATATTTTTATCCGATATTGCTATTGCCATTCCTGCAAGTTGATTAATTGTAACCATTTCTTCACTACCAATATTAACAGGACCTGTAAAGTCACTTTCCATTAATCTTAATACTGCCTCAACACATTCATCTACGTATAAGAATGAACGAGTTTGCATTCCATTACCCCAAACTTCGACTACATCTCCGTCTTTAGCCTCCACAACTTTTCTACACATTGCTGCTGGTGATTTTTCTCTACCACCTGTCCATGTACCTTGTGGCCCAAAGATGTTATGGAATCTTGCAACTCTAACATCTAAACCATAGTTTCTATGGAAAGCCAAATATAATCTTTCGGAGAATAATTTTTCCCATCCATATTCTGAATCAGGATTTGCAGGGTATGCTGAAGATTCTTCACAGTTTGGATTTAATGGGTCCAACTGATTGTGTTCAGGATACATACATGCTGATGATGAATAGAATACTTTTTTAACTTTTTTCTTAACACATTCGTGTGCAACATTTAGGTTAATTGTTGCTGAGTTATACATAACATTAGCGTCATTCTCACCTGTAAAGATGTATAATGCTCCTCCCATGTCGGCAGCAAGTTGATAAACTTCATCGACTCCTTCTTCAATAACAAGCTCAACAACTTTAGGGTCTGTTAAGTCCCCTAATATAAATTCATGACAGAACTCGTCTTGAAAGAAGTATTCGTGTTTTTTAATATCACATACTCGTACGTGATTTCCTTCTTCTTTTAATCTTTTGGCAAGATGTCCACCTATGAACCCTCCGCCTCCTAATACTACTATTTTTTTCATTAGTTAAAATACTTTTGGTATATATCGAAATATTCGACAGTTTTAGTGGGAAGTAAATCCCTATAGTCTTTTAGATTATCTAAAAGGTTAAGTGTTCCTCTGTAACCAATCACTTCGTTCTCTAAATTTTTGACAAGGTCTTGCGGGTTTCTCGCCTGATAGACTGACGCTTTTGCAAATATGACAGAGTTTGGAAAATGATGTTGTAAGACATAGGACCCCCAAATGTCATCCATTCTACCTGCATAAGGAAAGACAGAGTAATGTTTAAGGACATCTCTATGTATGAATGTATTTTGTGAGTTAAATGGTGTAAGTTGTTTTGTTGTGAATGGTTCAAATGAATTAAATTTTACGATTGGTTTTTTACTTAATCGACAAATTGCGTCAATATCTGGGTCACCGTCCCAAAATTCTGCTTGAACCATCGGGGTAATTTTTGTTTTCCCTTTGTATTCAATGTTATTTTTTACTTGTAGATATTCGATTGGAAATCCTCTATGCCACAAGTCATTATGTTCTGTGGTTGAAATTGCGTCGAAGTAAGGACATGACAAGTTTTCATATTCATCTACCTCAATTTCTTGACCCAGTAATATGTTGTCACCCCAGAATTCATATGGTATATTATCATCATCAACTGTTGCAATAATTTCTGCTCCACTTTGATATGCGTAAACTAATCCGATATTTCTTCTTTGAATTGTTTTCCAACCAATAATCTCAGATAATTCAGGATATAAATGTTCTTGTTTAACTGGTGTTAGATAAACTACATTAAGGTAGTTCTTAACAAGTTTTTCATATGATTCATGTGGAGTTTTTGTATCTCCAACAATTACAAATGTAAAATCTTTTTTATCTGCAATTTCACAAAACTTAATGGTTGCCTCTGTTGGCTCATTAATTGTTGTTGTTATTATATATTTTTTCATATTAATATATTAAGTAAACGTGGTTACCTTCCATTGTGTTTATGATTGTATAATCAGGGTTAATGTTATATAACGCATCTTTAAATTCTTGTAGTGTTGGGAAATTACCTTGTCCTAAGTCTCTACAGTCGTCAATTAACATTACATGGTCATTACGGTTACTTGCCGATTTAATAGCCCCTAATTCTTCTTTTAATGGACCATCTAGCATACTGTGAGCGTCCAATAAGATAAAGAATCTTTCATCAGGTAATTCTTCTAATACAGATTTTAATACATCGCCTGAATTACCTTCTAAGAAAGTAAGGTTACCGTATTGTTCAGAAAGTTTTTGATATGTTTCTCTATAACTTCTTCCATCATAAGGATTACGGTCAGGAAATAATTCTACTGTAAATGCAACATCAAAATGTTCAGCCAAGAATATTGAAGTTCTTGCGTCGTGAGTTCCAGTTTCAATTGCGAAGTTTATTTCGTTTAAGTTTGGGATTTTGTCTTGGTACTGGTAAAGTAAACTAACAAATAAGTTAGGTATTGGTAACGATGTCTTATGTATGTCAGACATTTGTTCCCATCTACTATCACCTGTATAATCTAAATTTAATTTCATATTAGTTATTTTTTATTATGCATTTTAAGATTTGGTCTTTATAATCAGCAACGGTATCAAACGCTTTTTGAATGTCGTTAAATTCAAATTCATGTGAAATAATTTTTTCAATCTCATTGTCTCCTGTATAGTTTTTAACACAGTCTTCCAAAGTTTGATTTGACCTTCTAACATTTTTAATTGTCAGTTCTTTAGTCCTCATTCTATGAGGATTGTATGTTACAAAATCTGATTCAGGGATTCCAATTAATGCAACTTTACCATTAACCGCCGCAACATTAATACATCCATCAATAGATTCTGTTGTACCTCCTGTGTCAATAGACATTGTAGTTCCCATACCTCCTGTTAATTCTTTGATTTTTTTTGTGTAGTCATCGGCAAGTAAGAATGATTCTGTTGCTCCGAAGTCTTTTGCAAACTTAACTCTATATGGTAATTTGTCTATCATAAAAATATCTTTAACACCAGCCTTCTTTAATATAGAAAACATACACAAACCAATAGGACCCGCTCCAAATATAGTTGCTGATTCAGTAAATTTTGGTTCGAGTAAATTTGCAGTGTGTAGACAAACCCCAAGAGGTTCAAGTAAACTTGCCAAGTTAAAGGACATTGAATCTGGAATTTTAACTAATTGTAATTCTTCAACTATAACATAGTCGGCAAACGCACCTTGTGCATTAGCTCCCATAAAAGTTCCTTTATCACATAAGTTATGTTTACCCTTTAAAGACCAATAAGAGGTGACACACGGCATCCCAGGTTCAACTGCGACTCTATCACCATCTTTGAATAATTTAGACCCGTTAGAGTCAACTATAACCCCTGAAGGCTCGTGACCCATGTACATTGGTAGAGGATTTTTGAAGGAACCTAGTCCTCCTTCTTTAAAGTAATGCATGTCGGAACCACATATTCCAACAGATTTCATTGAGACAAGTAATTGACCTTCTTTTAATTTTGGAATTTCTTCCTCAAAAATATCAATCTTTCTTATCTGAGTTAGTTTTGCTACTCTGTTCTTCATAATCGATTAAAGCTTGTTTTAAAACATCACAGATGTAATCGACCTCTTTTATTGATAATTCAGGGTATAGAGGAGGGCATACGTGATGTTTAGAATAATAATCAGTATTTGGTAAATTTACAGAGGAAAATTGTTCTTTATATAAAGGTTGTTCATGAACAGGTATTCTATAGACTTCACCTGTCAACGAGATACCTTTTTCTTTACAATATTTTTTTAACCACGCTCCGTCCATAGGAGTGATTACAATGGCTTTGTAGTTTGCACATGTACCATTCCCTTTTTGTTTAATAACTTTGTATTTGGTTTTGGATAAGTTTTTTCGATATCTTTCTAAGAGGTCAGTTCTTTTTTCAATCCTTGAGTAAACTCTATCACATTCAATACTACCTAACAATCCAGTGAATTCGTTAATCTTAAAGTTGTTTCCTTCAGAGTTAACAATAATCCCGCTATCATAAATGTGTCTCCCAAAGTTCTTTAATGATTTCATTTTTTCATAAAGTTCTTTGTTATTTGTTGTAATCATCCCACCTTCACCTGTTGTCATAACTTTAGTTGGGAAGAATGAAAAAGTTCCTACATCACCAATAACACCAGCCCTGTAAGTTCCTTTTAATGAAAAATGAGCGTGAGCGGCGTCTTCGACCAATGGGACATTATTTTTTTTACACACATCAACAATTTTAGAAATGTCGTGTGAAATAATACCACCAATGTGAACAATGACTACAGCTCCAACTTCAGGTGTAATCTTAGTTATCAAATCTTTTAATGATATTGAAAACGATTCTGGCTCCATATCTAATAATTCAATAATACCTCCAGCATTTGTGATTGCAACACTTGTTGCAAAAAATGTGTTTGACGGCATTAAAACTTTTTTACCTTTCACATCAAGAGACTTTAATGCTAACTCAATTGCTGTTGTGCCATTTGAACATGCTAATGCATATTTTGCGTCACTCATTTCAGCAAATTTATCTTCAAACTCCTTTACATATTTTGATTCTCCTAATGGTCTATCAGAAGACAAGATATCCCATGAACCCTTTAAAAACTTAAACTTAGATTTAAAATCAAATTTCAATCTAAAAATTGGAATGTTTAATTTTTTCATAACTTATAAACTTTTTTAACTTTTGATGGTATTCCTGCAACCATAACATTTGGTGGAACGTCGTCAATAACAACAGAACCCGCAGCAACAATTGAATTGTCACCAACTTTAACTTTAGGTATTAGTGTGCTCGCAGCACTTATAAAACAATTTTCACCAACTTCAACATAACCACATAAAGTTGCGTTAGGTGATATTTGAGAGAAGTCTCCAATTAAACAATCATGTTCAACTATTGACCCAGTGTTAATTATTGTACAATTACCAATAAAGGAATCTACATGTACTACAGCGTTTGGGCAAATTAAATTACCATGACCAAGTCTTTTAGATTCAACAACTGCGGTCGGGTGGATACAATTTATTGGTTCTTTTTTGGTATGTTCTTTAATTAATTCATAATGTTTTTTTCTTAAAATATTGTCACCTGTTGCAATAAAATAATCAATGTTAGGTGACTTAAGATGTTCTAAAGATTTTTCAACTGTGGAGTATAATCTATTAATTTGTATTTCATCCGCAAAACATTCTACATAATAAAGTACGTGATGAGGGTGAGTCATTTTAAAAATGTTTGTCGCTATCTTAGCTCCTGCTGAGCCTCCGACAATTAGGATTGATTTTGGTTCACTCATATTAATTCAATTGGCAAATTTTCATTATACATACCCCAATCATCAGGGTTAGATGTATTTGTAAAATCTTTAATAATTTCATTTTGGTCAGACATTGGAGGTACTGATTCGTCTTCATCTCTATCTCCACTCTTACCATGATTTAAATGAAATATATAATGGTCTAACACTTGGATGTTAGAATAGAAAGAGGCTTTCTTCATAACATTTGTATCAATACCACAACCAAATAAAACAGATTCTTCAAATCCTTTCATTTGGTTCCAAATGTTTTTGTGCCCAATTTGATAATCACCACAACAATTAATTAATGACCATTTGTCGTTATCAGTTTCAAATCTTTCTTTAGTTCTGTAACCATCACGATTATTCCACAAAGATTTATATAAACTTTCGTAGTCATTAAATGATAGATGAAAAGACTCGTCAACATCTCTTCTTGGTACTGTATAAAATACGTCTTCTTTTAATATAGAATCGTCAAGTGGAGTTGTAACAATATCGATGTTAGTTGAAATAATATAATCGTTAGACGCTCTCCTTAACCCTATATTTCTACCAATAGATTCAATAATTGTGTAGTCGGCAATGTGAGGGTATTTTTCTTTTAAAAATTCTTTAGGAACTTGAATATATTTTAATTTTCCTGTTTGAGGTAAATTATGTTTAATGTTAGAAATAACTCCTTCTCCATTCTTAGTTTTCCAATCTACAAAGATAACTTCATCATGATTTTCAATTAAAGATAATAACGCCATAGTAGTTCTTTTGTGTAAGTTTCCACCATAGTTATCGTTTCTTGAAGTTAGTATTACTGATTTTTTCACAATATTACTTTCTTTTTAATATTATTTCTTCTGTACCAAGACCAATGTTATTAATTTGAACAATTTCCCAATCTGTTGCGTTTTCACGAATCCATTTTTCACTTATAAAAACAACTCTAATTATTTCTTTACTATGCCAATTTTCAAAATTTGCTTGTTTATTTTTATCGTGTTTATGAGTACCATCGTCATTTAACATCCCATCATACATAACAAAAATACAACCTGTATTTGCAACCTCAGCTAAATTTTTAAAAACATCTGATTTAAATTCTAAAGGAATGTGAGGAAGAACTGCATTGGTAAACATGAAATCAAATTTAACTGGAAACTTATCTGCAAAACTTTCCGTTAAATCGGATTGGACAAATTTTAAATTTTCTTTTTCATATTGTTTAGCGTAATTGATTCTATTATTGGATAAATCAATTCCATAAGTTTTTTCAAAAGTTTCACTTAAAACTCTGGTAAAATACCCTTGAGCACAACCAACATCCAAACAATTTTTATTGATATTTTTATCAATTAAATTTTCAATTTTTGGAATTAAATTTTCTTTCATCCAATTAACGTCTCTTTCAGGATACCCTGTTTCAGAACTAGGAGTTCCTTCTGGGTTAATTAAACTTTCGTCTTCAAAATAGTTTTTTAATGCTTCTTTTATATTATCTATCATATTATTTATATTTTACATATTCTTTTACTTCTCTGATTTCAGAATCAGTGAATTTATTAATTTCGTTTTTTAATCTAAACCTTTCATCGTTTGTGAAATAAACTTTTCTTGCAAAATCGATGAACTCACCCTCAAATCTTTTTTCGGTTTCTAATACTCTTAGCCTATCTTCAATATCCCAAAGTTTTGTGTTGATGTCAACTAATTGATGATATAAAGATTCAATTTCAGGTTCGTTTAAATAACCTGATGATAAATTGTAAAGGAGTTCAAATTCCTTATTTATGTATTCTAACTTTTCTTCATTAGTTATTTTTGTTTGTTTTACGTGTAAGATAGATAATTTGTCAATTAACTCACCAACACTTACTGGTGCTTGAATCATAATATGTATGTTAAATCTTTGTCGAAAATATGTTCGACTTGATGAAAACTTGGTGGATTATGCCTTGAATAAACCGTAACATTTTTTAAACCAAGTTTTGAGATTATGTAGAGAATTGATGTCTCTACGGTATAAATGTGTTTAGCCTTTAATAAAAGTCCAATCCAATCAAATAAATTATCCCAACCAAGATATTCCATCTCGACTGAGTTTTCATATTCTCCCATATGTGGACATGGTTTTGAATGTGGAGGAGAACCAAACATTCTGTTAACAAAAACAAATTCTTTATCTTGAACACCATAGTGGTCAATAAGTTTTTGTTCTCTTTCTAAATTTCTTTCAAATTCGAAATAATCTAACCAATCAGATGAGTCCATACTCACCATCTTATATTTCGCCTGCATAACAGAAATATCGGGGAAATGTCTATCAAAATGTTGTATTGGTAGGTAAATTGAATCATCGGAAATTTGTACTGGTTTACTATATCCTTCCAAATATATGTTCTTGTGAGGGAAATTTTCATTTTCAGTTACAAATTTCAGTCCATCAACTTTAATATAGTTTTTGATAAATTCAAACTGTTGAATTACTGGCCACCAAACTTCATATCCTTTAGATATTAAATCTTTGGCAATTTTTTGAGTGAAGAAAATATCTCCAATTCCTGCGGGTTGTCTTATTAAACAAATTTTAGACATAATCTTTTAAGTGATTTTCAAAAATCCAATCATCAAGAACACTGTATTTTTGTACTCTATCATAATTATCTTTAATAGCTTCTATTTTTGAATTATAAAGCTCTTCAGTTAGTGTTGTAATATCAAAGGTTCCATCAAAAAATATAATCCCATCTGAATTAAAATATTCTGTAACTTTTGGTGTACCCATATAAATTGGAATTGTTCCTGTTGCAAAACAATCTAATATTTTTTCAGTAAAATACGTATCGTATGTATCGTTCTCAACACAAAATGAAAAACGGTAATCAACTAATCCAATTTCTTTATTCGGTATTTCTTGAATACCCCTGCCAAAAACATCAATCTTATCTTGGTTTGCCATTGCAAAATCATGTCTGATTTCATGTTGGTGTGTCCATCTTTTATTTGATGTAATCATAGATGCCATCTTAGTTTTTGAATGTATACCAAAATTTTTAATATAACTACCATATGCGGGAGTCCATTTAAACTTTGGGCTTAACTGTAACAATTCATCATTGTGTGTCCAAATTTGTTCAAAAGTTTCAAGAACTTCATCTAAATGTTTTTTAATGTTATCTACAGCTCCCCCATCAAATTTTCTGGATTCAATAACCCAAAGAAACTTTTTTTTGTTACCACCATCAACTTTGTGGTCTTCAATTCCTTTAAATAAATCATTATCTAAATAAACTGAAATATCGTTGTCATAACTATTAAAACACCATTCAACAAGAACTGGTGGTTTATTTGCGGTTGAACCTTTGTCATGAGAAAAGTTTCTTGAGAGCATGTTTAACTTAACCATCCGTCTTCGTATTTTACTTCTAATACAATCCAATTAGGTTCGTATATGTCTTTATAGTTTCTTGGTCCTCTTGGTCCAAACCAAATTGAAGGAGCCACGATTTTCTTATTAGGGTTAGGATTCAAAAATGTACCCCACCATGAGAATGTAGAGTTAACCATGATATGGTTTTTACATAATGACATTAGCCACATCTCTCTATAATCATCATCTTCAACGTAAGTTACATTATCAAATTTAAGATTTTCTTTAACCCAATCTTTGTCATCACTAAAAACAAATACGTGAGAATATTCCCCAATTTCTTTAAGTGCTCTTTCAATGTATACTTCATTTGCAATTGGATGAATGTCAGGATTCATAAAACAATCACCTCTACGAATGTGAACTGATAAAGTATTCTCTTGTTTTAGTTCAGGATGTTTTTCATACATCTCTTGAATAAATTCTTCTGTTGGAGCAAAGATTTTTCTAATCTCGTCATTATAACCAAAGAAGTTTTTGCTACTTTGAAAGTACCCGTCAAAGACAGTGTCGTGGTCTTTAGCGTAAACATCAATATATTCCCATGGGCCTTCACTAACTTTTTCAAATCCGTCAATACTGTCAATGAATTTCATGTTTCTAAAGATATTATTAAGGTAGTTTTCTGTTTGTCTTCCTTGCATTGGTGTCCAAGAACGTGGTACAAAAACAGCCTCTCTGTTCAATTTCATTGCGTGTGATAATGCGTGCGCTGCTTGGAACATTTGATTTCCCAGTCCACCCATTAAATTACATGATATTAAATTACTCATCTAATTAATTTTTTTAATTTGGTTTTATTTCTTATTATGTTTGAACATCTTTCTTGTTCTTGGTGACCTCCACCTGTTGCACTTCCGACCTTATGGTCATTGTACGGGGAACCCGCGTTATAAACATAATATAGGTTTGGTAAAAATCTATAATTCTCTTTGCCTGCCAATTCTAATAATGAAAATGTGTATGCAACATCTGCCGCTGATTTGAAATAACTTCCATCATCGTCCCGTAAATAATCTTGAGGAATTGATTTCCATAAAAATGTTTTCCATGTTCTTAAATGTGAGAATCTAAATGTATCTTTTCTTACAGTATCTGGATTACATTCCGATGAAAACCCTGGATTTCCATCGGAGTACATAAATGAACCGTTAGTTAACCAAACTTTATTATTAGAATAAACTTTTCTTATATCTCCAACAACATCACTGTTAAGTAAAAAATCATCACCATCAATTTCAATTACAATATCTTCATCATCAAAAGTTGATATTAATTCATCTAAATTTTTTAGTTTAAATTTTTTTTCTGTATTAACTATAAGTTTAAACCTATTGTCTCCTTCTATTAAATTTTTAACCAATTCAACCGTATTATCTGTTGATATATCATCAATTAAATAAACTTCAAACTCTATATCTTTTTGGGATTTTAAAGTTCTAATGCAATTTTTAATGTAATTTTCTGCGTTCCAAAAACAACAAACAAATTTTATCATTGTAAATTAATAACGTATCCTTCAGGTGTTGTACCTTGTTTATAAAATTTAAGTCTACCATTATAAGATTCACTTAATGATTGTAAATTTTTAACAACCTCATCAATTTCAATAACATTAACCGAATAACCTTCTTCTAATAAATCTACACATAATTTGAATTGTTGGGATTCTTCTAAAATATCCGTACCTCTTTTATATGTTATGTAATTCATAACAAATGGAACTTCTTTATTAGGGTTTAATGATATGTAATGGGTTTTTAGGAACGCAGCATGTTCTGTATTAAAGTCATCTACAGTTAATGGTAAATTTAATTCCATACCTAAGTTCTTAGCATAATATCCTAATGCTCGATTATCTCTTGGAAGACAAGGTCCACCAAATCCAAACCCATATTTCATATATTTTTTACCAACTCTTGTATCTCCACCTATCGCACTTAATACTGTGTCAATTTCTAAGTTTAATCCTGATTTCATTAGGATATCACCCATCATATTGGCGTAACTAATTTTAGTAGTTAAAAAACAATTAATTCCTATTTTTGTAATTTCTGCAGCCTTTGGGCTCATAATATGAGCATTGACAGAAGTGGTTTGTATTCTTTCGTAAATTTTAACTAAAAAATTTCCTAATTCAGGATAATCAGTTCCAATCAAAACAATATCAGATTGTTCAAGTCCTTTTACAATTTCTCCTTGGGCAATAAACTCTGGATTGTATGCGACTTGAGTATTGAAGACCGCAAGTTTCTTTTGAATTTGTTCAGTGTCACCAGGATTAGTCGTACATCCAATTATAAATTTTTTATCGTGAATAGGTAAATTCAATTGAGAAACCGTGAAAAAATCATTAGCAACCTCAAAAACTTTGGATGTATCATAATTACCATCCATAGTTGATGGGGTGGCAACAAATGTGAATATTACATCACATTGTTTAATTACTTCAACATTGTCTGTAGTAGCGCTAAAATCATGTACCTCAAATAACATTTTTTGAATATGAGGTTCATTTGTTAAACAAACACCTTGATTTAAATTTTGTACATAATCTTCTCTTTTATCAGACACGAGTACATTGTATCCTGCCTTCTCACATAATAAAGCGAAAGTTAATCCTAATCTTCCAGCTCCAATAATCCCTATTTTCATATGACATTATTTTCTTTTAAATCAAAAATTGGTATTGAAACCATTTTATGTTTATTTTTTGTGTTGAAGTTTGCGTAAGTTGTAAGTATTGTTTTTTCTTTTTCTGTTAACTCTAGTTGTTCTGACCACTTATTCATACCATATTCCATAGCCCACTCAAGCTCATCATAAGTTGAACCTATTTGCGTTTCGTCAACTCTATTGTCTTCCCATAAACCATCTGTAGGTTCAGCGTTAATTATATCTTGAGGTACTCCTAATAACTTACCTAACTCTCTAACTTCTGATTTATATAAATCTGCGATTGGGGAAATATCTACTCCTCCATCACCGTACTTAGTATAAAATCCAACACCGAAGTCTTCAACTTTATTTCCTGTACCGATTACAATACCACCAGATGAAGCCGCTATTTGATAAAGAGACACCATCCGTAATCTTGATTTTGTATTTGCAAATCCAAGTTCAGAGTTAAACCTTTTATCAAATGCTTTGTGAGATTTAAATGATTCGAATACAGGAGATAAATCTATATAGTATCCCTCAACGTTATCATATTTTGCGCTTAAAAGTGAAATTTGTAAGTCAGATAACTTTGTATTTTCAGGACTTGAGTTTATTGGCATTCCAACAACAATAGTTGGTATTCCTGTTTCAGCACATAATGTTGATACTACTGCTGAATCTATTCCACCTGAAACACCTACTACTAAGGTAGATATTCCATTTTCATTTACGTAAGACTTAATCCAATCTTGTATTTTTATGGATAAGTTTTCATAGTCAATAATTCTATTCATTAAAGGATTTTTTGATACTCTTCTTTTATTTGTTTTGCGACGTTAGAGGAAAAGTATTTCTCTACGTCTACAGGAGGTTCGAATTTTTCTTTTGATAAAATAAATCCACCTGAATCTACTTTATAAATCCAACTCGGTTTTCCGCACATCCATCCTTCGATAGTTGTTCTTCCTAATTGAATTCCTGCAGTTTCTTCACATCTATATATGAAATTTTCTACAGACCAAGTAGGAGGGAAATATTTTACATGAGGTTCAAATAAAACTTGTTGTAGATAATTTCCTTTATCTTCTCCTACTAACCAAAGTTCTTTACCTTCTTCTTTTGTTCTTTCCATTAAATCTAAGATGGTCTCTTTTCTTAGGTAATCTATGGTACCAACAAATAACACAGAGTTTTCTGTTTTAACTAAAGGTTTTGGCTTGAATTTATCGTTATCAATTGGATTATAAATAATATCAATTTGTTCTTCGGGTATCTCAAATTTATCTACAATGTGGTCCTTAATTTCAGGTCTAATTGCAATATACTTTTTAATTGATTCGTGTTTGATAGGGTCTTCTAATTCTATAACTTCAGAATGAATAGAATAGATTTTATCTATCTCAGGATAAAACTGAATCATTCTTTCGGCAACAGGTTTATGTTGCATATGAATAATATCAAAGTTAACTTCAGAAACACGATACATTACATTTTCAGTTGATACTTTAAATCCTTCAGGTGTATTAAATCCCCATTTACCATCACCAAGTTTAAAACCAGGAGCTTCTTCAAATGATATACATTTAATACCTAATCTTTTTGCCATATCAGTTAATGGCCCACCTATTTGGGACATAACAGTAACATCACAGTTTTGTTTAATTAAATTCTTTGCAAGTTCAAAAATATATAATTCTGAACCAGTAAAAGTTCTAAAAAACAAAGATGATATTAAAACTTTAATTCTTCTTTGAGAGTCGTAGCTAAGTTTAACAGGTAAATTTTTTGCGTATTTTGATTCAAACAATTTTCTGTTCTCTTCCCATTGTTCATTAGTTTGACCGATTGACCTGTGAGTAATTCTAATATTAGTAATAACACCAACTTTAACTCCTTCAATATGGTTTTCAAAACAAAAAGGAATATCATAAAAGTGAAACCCTTTAAAGTCTTCGTTAAAATTCTTTTTAATTTTTCTTTTGTCAATTGCAATGAATAGACCGTCAACAACAACTGTTTCTATAATTGAGTTACCTAAGGACTCTGAGTATTTTGATTCCCATTTCTTTCCATCACTTTCATGGTTAACAATGCCAACCATCTTTCTTCTGTCTTCCCACCACATTCCACTACTTGGCATTTGAGTTGTTCCTGCCATACCAAGAATACCAAAATCACTTTTTTCAAAATGTTTTAATAATTTGTTATACCAAGAATTTGTATCAAAATATATATCATCATGACAAAACACAACAATGTCAGTCTTTGATTCTGACAAGACTTCATTATAAACTTGGGCAAGAGACTTCTCACCGTTGTTAACTTTTTCAATGACCTCAAGTTTTTTAAAACCTGAACTCTTTTTTAGATATTCTGTAAACTCTGGTTTACTCTCTCTTGTTGAGTATGCTATTGTAATCATATAATTAAATTATTCCCGTACTTCCAAATCCTTTATCTCCTCTGTCTTTATCTTCAATTTTATCAATCTGTTCTAATTGTACAAAAGTACCATTAACAACAGGACATAAGACAGCTTGAGCAATTTTCATTCCTTTGGTTACAATCACTTCATGATTATTTGTGTTAAACATAATCACTTTAATTTCTCCGTTATAACCTGAATCCACAGTTCCTGGTGTATTTAGTACTGTTAATCCTTGGTTTATAGCTAAACCACTTTTAGGTCTAACTTGTATTTCATATTCATCAGGAATAGATAACTTAAGACCTGTTGGAATTAATGCTCTTCCAAACGCGGAGAGTTTATAATCTATTGTTGAATATAAATCAAAACCTGAATCAGATGGGTAAGCGTAAGACGGAAATTTCGCATCTTCGTGTATTAATTCAACACCAAGACGTTTAGTTCTAAGGGTTATTTCAGTCTCTCTATTCATTTCTTCAACTGACATTCCCAACATATCTTCTAATTGTTTTATATAATCTAACTCAGGTTCTATTCCTGAATCTGATTTTATCTTTTCAAATTGTTCTAAAACTTGTGCCCAAACCTCTGGTTTTATTTCGTTACCTTGTTGCATTATTTTAATTTTAATAGTTTGTTAATTACGTCGATTAAAACCGATACGTCCTTCTCACAATATTCAACAATACCTGAGATATCTTTTTTAACCCAAAACGCTTCGTGAACTTTATTACCTGTAACCTCCATGTTTTTAGAAGACTCAACACCTAAACAAACACACATTAGTTCTAATGATGCTATAGAACCATATCCACCGTATTGCCAAAGTTCTTTAGTATCAAGAGCTTTAATTTCCCATGGTTTAGTGTCATGACCTGGTAATATTTTTGGAGGAAGAATACCATTCATCATCATTCTTTTTGCCAACATTGGAATATCAAATCCTTTAACATTGTGACCACATAAAAAAAAGTTTAATTCTCCAACTCGTTTAAGCAGTTTTTGAACCTCCTCCAATAGTTTTTTTTCGTCAGGGTCACTGAATGATTGCATTTTAGTTTCACCTTTGTCTGTAACAAAAGCAACACTAACACAAGCAATTCTTGCAAACTCAGGAACTAATGCCGCTCTGTTTACAAACATATCTCCAACAGGTTTGTCCGCATCTTCAGGAAATCTTTTTTGAAACCAATCATGGTAATTTTTAAATTGGTATGCCAGCTCAGGTCTATTAGACTCAAGAGATGCCCAATCTGGTTGAATACCGACAGTTTCGATATCTAAAAATAAAATCTTGGTTAAAGGTATGTTTATCATTATATGATTGATTTATAAAATTCTGCTCTTGTTTTTGTTACAACATTAAGGTCGTACTTGTCCTTTACGGTTTCGTATAACCTTTCTCCCATATCTTTTGCTAAGTTAGGATTTTTTACCAACTTCTCAATAAATTTTGGCCAATCAGCGTGATTTCTATTTTCATTTACTAACATAGCATTACCGTCAACAAACTCACCATTTTTCATACAATGTTTTAAATCGATAGTATAAGGACCTAAGTCAGATGCTATTAATGCTTTCTTATAAAATCCAGCTTCAATAACTTTCAACTGAGACTTCATTCTATTAAACATTGTGTTTTTAATTGGTGATAAGGATACGTCAAATTTAGCATAATTTTTTGCGTATGATGTTACAGGTTTAGTCCAAACTCTCAAATATGGTTCGTCAGGATTACCAGTATAACTTTCTTGATTATAGTTAATCAAATGTTTTTTATATTCATCAGACACAATTGAATAGTTCTGTGTAAATATTTTTTCATACTGAGCCCAAACAGTTTCGTGAGGAAGAATATTACGTTTAGTTTGTTCTCCTGTTTGTGCGTTAATTTCAGTTACACTACCTCTAGTGTCAAATCCACATAACACATATTGAAGTTTATCTTTTAAAGAAAAAATCTTACCAAACCCTTGGTCTAATAATTGAATATCATGTAAGTGGGAAGAACCTCCTAACCAACCAATTCTAAGTCTATCAGACTCTAATGTTGGTTCTTTAAATTGAGATTCGTTTGGATTAATTGCGTTAGGAAATACAACAACATTCTTGTTTAATTTCCTAATTTCATCAGCAAATAAAGATGTTGTGGTTGTAACATACTTTGCAACTTTTAAGTTTGCAGTAATTTTTTCATTAATCTTGTGAACTTTAATAATATCGTGGATTGGGTGTTCTTTACCTGGCATCCAATAATCGTCAATATCACAAACAGTTATAACTCCTAATGAGTTTAACATTTGAATAAGACGATGGGCCTTTTCAAAATCGGGCCCAATACTTCTATGGAATGAAACTATTTGATATTGGGTCCAATAGTTAACATCATCATATGGTGGTTCATAAACGATATCGACGTGAAAATCATCAGGATAGAGATTTTGTAAAAAGATGTGCGGGTCTACTGACCTAAACTTACCAACTCCTGTTCTATCGGATGGTACAACGAGTACTTTGATTTTTGACATAAATTTTAATATATACTCAAAAGTATAACAAAATATGTCAAATAAGAAAAGGTGTTAGGCCAACTTTTTAATTTTGGTAACTTTACCTTCAAACACGTGCTTACCTACTTTAAAGCTAAAAATTTCATTAGATTTTTCAGAACTTTCCATAAGTAATCCGTTTTCTCTAAGTGCATTACTTACGGCTTCATTAATCATTTTTTGAATTAATTTGTAATTAATACCACTAACACTAGAAGTTTGTTGTGGAGATTCCGATTGAGTTTTTGGTTTTGCCGATTCAGGAACATATCCGCCATCATTACCTTTCATTAATCTTGAAGCTCTTTCAATTAAGTCATTTGATAAAGTCGCTTCAGGTTGTTGTTGTTGCGCAATTGGATGTTCCATCATTAACCTCTTAATATCATCAGGAAGTTTTGAATTTTTAATTGCATCAACGGTTGGATTACCAACTGGTTTTGTATTCACTCTAGGGAGCTCTGATAAATAAGGTTGTTGAACTTGTGGTTGTTCTTGTAGATATTCTTGAGGAATATTATACTTTGCTTGTGGCATATCAAAATCTTGCAAAGATGTTGGAGGTAATCCTCCACTCATTGTATTATTACTTTTACCAAATTTTGGACTATCCATAATAGCTTTAGATGCCGCTAATCTGCTCATTAAATCATTTTCGTTCATAATATATTAAGTTTGTGGAGTTGGAGTAGGCGTTGGTGTTTCTTGTGTTGGTATTTCTTGTGTTGGTTGTGGTTGTTGTGTTTCTTGAGGTTGTTGATTATCAAATTTTGCATTGATAATTACACTGACCATACTTTTATCTCCGTTAAAATTATAATTAGGCTTTGGAGTATTGTAAACTTCACCTGTTGGTTTAATTGACAATATCTTGTCTAACCTAAAAATTCTCCATCCTGGTAATGGTTGTTCTCCCTTATATGCTGTGTGAGAAGCACCTTCATCATCCCAAGCTCTTAAAATCTTGTTGCCCGCTTTACTTGTTCCTAAGCAAACAGGTTCAATTTGTCTAATACCTCTACCACCTGGTTCATCACCATCATAATAGATAATCACTATCTGTCTTTTTTTAATGGCGTCAACAACACCATCGATAGAAGCGATTTCACATATTAGACCTTTAAGTGCTTGATTTAATTTCATTAAAAATTAGGATAAGTTTTTGATGAATTAAATTTGTTAATTTTGATTTCGTTTTTTCTTTCCATAACGTCGTCAATAGTTCCAGCGTTTACGTTGTAGACATCTAAGAAGGTACCTGTACCTCTACCCATAGAATCTCCGTCGGCAACAGCATCTCTGTTTACTGATGAATATTCATTACCTACAGCGTTATAGTCGTTTTTTGGTATTAATTTAGCTCTTTCCGCTTCAGCATAGGCTGTAAGTGCGTTTGGTTCGTTTTGAGATAAATCAACAATTAGTTCATTTGCCATGATTATAATTTTGAAATTAGTTCGTTTATTCTTTTTAGGCTTTCAGTTACCGCAGTATTATATCTATAAACGGTACTGGTATGTTCTTGTGAAGGCCTTACATTATTAAAGTTTTTCTTTTCGTGAGGTTTTAAAAACTGATTTTGCATTCCTGCATTCATTTTATTTGTTTTGGTCATTTTTTCGTAATCTCTCATTTTCCTCAATTCATTTTCCACCCAATTTTTCATTACAACACCCCCATTTAAAATAAACGGAGCTTCATTATGATTACCACTAAAATTATCAAAAAAGTTTTTAATCCTTTTTAATTGTTTGTATTCAATAAAATTTTGACCTTGTAGTTCTTGATTTCTATTAAACCCTTCAATATTTTCATTGGCACCTTTAACCATACGGAAACATTTTTTCATGTGTTCCTGTTTGTCTTTAGGAAATTCAATTTCTCCTTTGGCCGAATTATATAGGTCCTTATTCATATTATTTTTTTAATTCTGTTCTTAGAAATTTAATCAAGTCATCAATTTGAAGACCTTGACGTTCTGCTTGTTTTTTTAAGTTAGCAATATTTCTTTTTAGAATTTTAAAATCGTCAACATTCTTTTCATTCACGTCACCATCTTCTGAAGATTTCTTATTTGCCAAAAGGTCCTCAACCATTTTGATTGCCTTTTGTTTTTGAATCTCAGATAATGTTGCTCTTGTGATAAAGTTTTTATCTTTATAGTATTTTGATTTTTTATCTTTCTTACCTGATGGGTCTTTACCTTGTTGCTTTGTTCTTTCTTTAGCATCATCAGGTTCCATTCCCATATCTTTAACCAAATATTTGTAAGTGTCTTCACCATCCATGTCTTCAGTTTCCTCATATCCAAACGCTCCTGACATGTCAATTTCTTTCATTTCACTTTCACCATAGTAAGTTCTATATCCACGAGAGATTGGGTCGTTTGTAATTCTTGATGCCGCCACAGTTTGGTCCATAGTTTTTCTTGGGTGAAGCCTAGGGTCTAAAATAGGAATTGCAGAGTTTGACATTGCTCCGTCAGCATTAACCAGTTCTTCCAAATCTTTTTTTAAAGTTTTGGTATCCTTAATTTTTTTCTCTTTGGCAACTTTTTTTAAATGTTTTTTTACTTTCTCACCCTTACTTTTTTCGAAGTGAATTACCTCGTCTTTTTTGCGAGCTTCAGTTAAATTTCCTTCCACAGAGAAATATAAGGAATATTTACTCCCCTTGTCTCTTAAGAGAAAATAATATGGCGATGAATAAAATTCGGTATCTGTTGCAATCATCTGTTCTTTTTATCATATAAATACCACGACACAATGTATTTATCATTAGTTTATGGCATATCAAAATATAAATCAATATAATTTTAGACGATGGGGTATTAAACCTGTCAACGAAGTCACGGACATTTGTCTCGCGTCAGATGAGAAAGACTACGACCAAGAAGTTATTTTTTCACCATTGTTAATTGGTGAGGATAATGGTAATAGAATGCCTTTTAAATTTGACTTTAATAGTTCAGGGACTACAAAATGTCAAACAAATTCGTGTACATTTGATGATGATACTATTGTATCTGAAAACTATTGGAATCCGACTGATACAGACCCTAATTTTTGTCTCATTGTTACTGAGTTATGTGATGTTGGTTTGACAGGTATTGACAATGGACTTGTTAAAAACATGTCAGGTGAGACTATTGAAATCACAACTGGTCTTTACGAAACAGAGTCAGACAGATTTAGTAGATATAAATATGATAGGAGAATGAAAATGCACCCTATCACTGGTTTCACAACTTCAGAAAATAGATTGTGGAACGACAACTCTTATACCTATGATATGTATTACGCCACAGATGGTAATCCTGTGGGTTATTTTGCCAGATTAAACGGAGGGTTTTTTCAAGGTTTTTATAAGTTACCAGGATACGACTATCAGGTGTTCCCTCAAAGAGTATCGTTAGGGTGGACAGCTGAATTTATGTTAAGATACAGATGGACAGGAGATACTTCTGTCGGACTTAATTCAAGGTATCCTGATAATAAGGGAACCTTTTTCTACATGGGAGCGAGAGCCGAAAACAAATTCTATCACTATGCTGATGGTGAACCAAAACAAGATACAGGGTATACAAGAGTGACCTCAGGGTTAACTTGTATGCATACTTGTGGATGTGCAAGTACTGCGAATACTTCATCTGAATGTCTACAGGTGTATCAACCATCGGGAGGTACGATAACTCATTGTACTTGTGGTTGCCCTTGTGATTGTGAGTCACATGCCAAATATCCTGAAAAGGACCCGTTATATGATGGTGTGTCAAATGCGTTGTCTTTAAGATTAAGTGGAGATACAGGTAGTCCAAGACTATGTGTTAAGACATATAGAATAACAGGAGGGTGTGAACATAGTGGAACTTGTCTTACAGGATTGACTTACCACACTGGAACATCTGTAACCGAATGGTGTTCTACGAGAGGAATATTTGATGATTGTAGTGGGACTACTTATCCTAACGTTGAACATTGGGTTCAAATAGATGCCGTATTTCAAAGAAAGGAATGGTTTGATACCTGTGACCTATATGAAAAAGGAGGACTTGGTTTGTTAGTTGATGATGTATATTTTGCAACATTAGAGAATAGAAGTGTAACATTAGTTGAACCTCCAATAACACATGACCCAGGATATATTCCACCTTCAACAGAGGTTGTTACGTTTACTGATATTTGGACCGAAGAACAAAAATATAGATTAGGTACTCTTAAGTTTTATGTTAATGGTAAATTATTTTTGGTGGCTGAAAATTTCGAGGAAATAATTCCAAGACTTCTTAATGTTGAAAAAGAAAAACAAATTGGAGTTGGATATAATATTTCAGTTGGTGGTGGTACTCAAGGTCTTCACGACAACTTAACATTCTCTGCAGGGTGTCCCGCAGAGTTAAGTGGTATTACATATCAACAAGACCCTGAATGTTTAACAGATTATGACTTAGAACATACTGAATACTCAGGTCTTACAACTCAAATAAGGTTAGAAGAAATTTTTGGTGGTAGTATGATTGGTGATGTTAGTGCATTTAGAATGTATACAGAACCATTAAACGCTTCTCAAATTAGACATAACTTTAAATTATTAAAGAATAGATATAATTTATTAGACCCTAATTGTCTTAATTGTAGAATTTTTATTCCAAACAACGACTTGTTGTATATCTCAGTACCGTGTAATGATTTAGGATATTTGATGGTACCATGTAATGATTTGTTTTCTTCTTTATACCCATGTCCAACATCAACCCCTACTAACACTCCAACTACCACATCAACACCAACAAATACATCAACCCCTACTAACACTGAAACTCCAACTTCTACGGCTACTGTTGGATTAACACCAACTGCAACAGAAACTCAAACACCAACTCCAACTGAAACACCTACCAACACACCTACTAATACGGAAACTCCTACTAATACACCAACTCAAACTCCAACTAATACAGAAACGCCTACTAATACTCCAACTAATACAGAAACTCCAACTCCTACTACTACTGAAACAGAAACACCTACTCCAACTCCTACAATTACAGAAACACCAACTAATACTCCAACTGAAACCTTAACTCCAACAACAACTTCAACGCCTACTCCAACAGTAACACCCACTGAACCATACTTCTTATTATTTGAAGATGATTCAGTTGCTACCGCAGAAAATAACGATAATATTGAAATAGATATAACATAAAAAATAGATTAAAATGGCAAATACAAAAATCAGTGCATTACCACTATACACAGGAGACACCACGGGTGCTTATCTTGTTATGGATAATAGCGGTTTAACTGAAACTTTTAAAGTTTTAAAAGAAACATTAATAGGTTCTTCAGGAACATCAGGAACTAGCGGAACAGACGGTAGCTCAGGAACAAGTGGTTCATCGGGTTCAAGCGGAACATCAGGAACTAGCGGAATTAATGGTAGTTCTGGTACAAGCGGTTCATCAGGAACTAGCGGAATCTCAGGTTCTTCAGGAACATCTGGCTCAAGTGGAACTTCAGGAACAAGCGGTTCAAGTGGAACTTCAGGAACATCAGGCTCTTCAGGTAGTTCTGGTACAAGTGGAATTTCAGGTTTATCTGGTTTTACAGGTAGTTGGACGGTGACTCCAGGAACTAATAACTACAGTTTTACAGTTGATATTAATGATACGTATAACTTATGGGTTCTTGGAAATATACCAAATGGTATAATAGTTTATAATGCCACAGTAAGTGTTAGTAATACTAATGTACCAGTAATTGGTGTTCAGTATGCATGGAATTATACTGGTGGGGGTAGTCCAATATTGTTTACAAGTATACCTGCACAGATTATAGGAACTGCAGGTGCAATATCCACCGCTTCAACAGTTGTTACATCAACAAATACATTTGTATTCGGTATTCAAAACAATACAGTATCAGGTGTTACGGTTAATTATGGATATTTGAAAATAAGTTAAAATGTATACAACCGACTGTAACTATTTTATTATAACCAACTACAATAATGTCGAAGAAGGATATTATAGATGGACTGGTTGTACGGATATAATTAGTGTTTCACCAATTAACCCGTTAGAAGTACAATATGTTTGTGCTAAGGATTTAATTGTTGAAAGTTATGGAGCTCCTCTTACAATATCTTTAGTGGGCTTATGTCCTTCAACAACACCGACTCCAACCATTACGTCAACACCAACTCAAAGTTCTGTAACACCGACTCCAACCTCAACTTCTCCAACTCCAACACCTACAACAACACCAACGGTTACACCAACAACAGTTTATATGTATAATTTAAGAACAGGTGGTTGGTATCAAAATGTCTGTCAATCTGTTAATATGATTGCAAATCCAGCAAACGTAACAATCTACATTCCAAAACTTTTTGAAAATTTAGAAGTGGGTGATTATGTATATGGTAACCAATCTTTAACAATCCCTCCAATTAATGCCAATTTTACAATCTCAAACGGAGCTAAGTTTATTCAACTTAGCGGTAATCAAATTATTAATGTTGGGGTATGTTAAAAGATAAAATAAAATTTTTGAGTATTTATTAACATGGCAGATTGTGGTGTATTAATTTCAAGTGTAAGTTTAAGCGGATTAACAACCGAAGTTACGTTTCTTCCTCAAACAGGAGGGACTTCCGTTGACTTAGGTAATCAAGTTTTTCCATTTAGTTATGTTGCAGATTATTATTACGGAACATATAATTGTTACGTTCCATTATATGCTTACACATATAGTATATCGATATTAGGACCAACACCAACACCAACACCAACACCAACTGAAACTTCTCCAACACCAACGGTAACATCAACTCCAACGGTGACTCCAACTAATACTCCAACTAATACAGGAACTCCAACTAATACTCCAAGTACAACTCCTACAAACACCACAACTAGTACACAAACACCAACAGTAACACCTACTAATACCTTAACTCCTACTAATACAGAAACGCCAACTAATACTCCAAATCAAACACAGACTCCAACTCAAACCGCAACTCCAACAGTAACTCCTTCAGGAGTTATATTATATGAATTTAGTTGTTTAAGTGGAGGAACAAGTCCATACGATGCGTGTAACGGTTCAGATAGCACCTCTATATATGGTGTAGAACAAATTTTTGACCAAAATAGTTATTTCTTTAATACGTCAAATGGCGGAATCATTGGAAATATTGCAGGATATTATAATTATTTAGGAGTTTTGGTTGAACTTGATTTGTCTGGTAATACAGTTGGATATTTCACCCTTTGTTCTTTATTACCAACAAGTACTCCAACTCCAACTAATACATCAACGCCAACTAACACTCCAACCAATACTGAAACGCCAACTAACACTCCGACTAATACTCAAACTCCAACCAACACACAAACTTCAACAAATACTCAAACTCCAACCAATACTCAAACTCCAACCAACACTCAAACTTCAACTAACACTCCAACTCAAACACAAACACCGTCAGGTCCTTTATGTAAAAGATATGCATTTTATGGCGGAACTACTGACACTCTTTTTGTTGGTAAAGATTGTAGTGGGTTTGATTATAGCTTCACAGTTCTTGGTGGCGACACAGATGTTACTTGTGTTAGTACTTATATAATTGTAAGTGGAGATGGATTTGTGACATACATAAATCCTTGTTAAGAAATAAAATAAGATTACTTTATAAAATTAGAGAAAATCGTAGTATTTATTAGATAAATAACATTTAAGATGGCATGTAGCAAATATACCTTAACAAATACAGGTTCCACAATTGTGAACTTTAATTATAGAAGATGTGATGACTCTCTTTGGGAGTATCAAGTTGAATTAAATCCAAATCAAACAAAGAATATTTGGGTAATTAACGGGACATATACAATTTCTCCTGTTTATACTAGTTCAGTTTCTTTGATTAATCAAGGAGCTTTCCCGCCAATTAGTGAAACCGCGACTCCAACACCAACTCCAAGTGTTACTCCAAGTAATACTCCAACAGGAACTGCTGCTGTGACTCCGACTCCAACTAATACTCAAACACCAACTAATACATCAACTCCTACAAATACACCAACAGGAACTGCTGCTGTGACTCCGACTCCAACTAATACAGGCACTGCCGCTGTAACTCCAACTCCAACTCCAAGTATTACACCAAGTCAAACACCAACAGATACACCATCATCAACATCAACTCCAACACCAACATTGTCTCGTATATTATTTAGTAGCGTTTATTCTGGTTCGACTAGTTTAAATGCTTGTGGAAATATTGGAGGTTCATTAATCAATGTGTATGGTAATAATTCTAGTTTTGATTTAGTAAACAATTTCAGTCTTAATATCGACGGGTCATCTCCTGCAGGAGCAGGATATTTGGAATATAACAACTACGTAGTTGAAATTCAATCTGATGGTGATGTAGTTGCATTTTCTTACACTCTTTGTCCTACTTTAACACCTACTCCAACAAATACACCTACAAATACACAAACTCCAACACATACACCATCGCCCACACCAACAAGAACTTATTATCAATATAGTTTAGGTACAGGTAGTACAGCAAACTTAGCTTGTATTGATTTCAGTGGAGCACCTAACACAATCTACGGAACTGTATCAGGAGGAATTGGTCCAAATGTTGGAGAATTCTTATACTACAACTCAGGTTTATCAACACCAGTTATAAATGGTTATTATTCAAATGGAACTGCGGTATATCTAGTTACAGGTGGTTCAGGTGAGATTACAGGTGTCGACCCATCAGGTTGTTAAAAATAATTAAAAATAATATATTTCAAAAAACCCTCTACTTTTGTGGAGGGTTTTTTATTTTTAATACAAAATAGACATTAATGAAAATATTCGTTCAAATTGCGTCTTACAGAGACCCACAGTTAATACCAACAATAAAAGACATGTTGGAAAACGCCAAGAAACCTAAAAATTTAGTATTCTCAATTGCAAGACAATTCGCAGAGGAAGACGGGTTTGATAACTTAGATGAATATAGAGACGACAAAAGATTTAAAATCTTAGACATTCCATATCAAGATGCAAAAGGAGTTTGTTGGGCAAGAAACCTAACACAACAACTTTATGATGGAGAATCATATACATTACAAATTGACTCTCACATGAGATTTGTTAAAGATTGGGATGATATCCTAATCAAGATGATAAAGGGTCTACAAAAGGATGGGTACAAGAAACCTCTACTTACGGGATATGTACCTTCCTTTGACCCTGATAACGAACCAGCAGGTAGAGCACAAGATGCTTGGAGAATGGCCTTTGATAGATTCATTCCTGAAGGTGCGGTATTCTTCTTACCTGAAACAATTCCAGGTTGGAGAGAAATGAAAAAACCTGTTACGTCAAGATTCTATTCAGCTCACTTCTGTTTTACATTAGGAGAGTTTTCAAAAGAAGTTCAACATAACCCTGAATACTACTTTCATGGTGAAGAGATTTCAATTGCAGCAAGAGCATACACATGGGGTTACGATTTATTCCACCCACACATTCCTGTAGTTTATCACGAGTACACTCGTAAAGGTAGAACAAAACAATGGGATGATGATAAAACTTGGGGTCAAAAAAATACTCACTCTCACTTAACAAATAGAAAATTATTTGGTATGGATGGTGAAACTCAAGTAGGCCATGATGGGCAATACGGATTTGGTACTGTTAGAACTCTAAGAGAATACGAGAAGTATTCAGGTTTATTATTTGAAAAAAGAGCGGTAGACAAACATTGTTTGGACAAACAATATCCACCAAGTCCTTATAATTTTGAAACTGAAGAGGATTGGAAAAATTCATTCTCAACTATATTCAAACATTGTATTGATATTGGATACTCACAAGTTACTGAAACTGATTATGATTTTTGGGTTGTTGCATTCCATAATGGTTCGGATGAAACATTATATAGAAAAGATGCCGACAAGAATGAAATTGCAGGATTTATGAGAGACCCTGACAAGTATTGTAAAGTTTGGAGAGAATTCCCAACAACAGAATTACCTTCTTACTGGGTAGTTTGGCCTCACTCAGAATCAAAAGGATGGTGTGATAGGATAACTGGCCAATTAAATCACAATGTTGTTAGTTAATGAAATTTAGTGAAATCCCTAAGTTTATTGTAAATTTGGATAGACGACCTGATAGGTTAGAAGAAATTACAAAGGAAATGAATTATCTCGGATGGGATTTTGAAAGATTTCCTGCGATAGATACTAATTCTTATATGGGTATAACCAAATCAACTTTTGAAATTATTAAGATTGCAAAAGAAAGAAGTTATCCTCGTGTAATGATTATTGAGGATGATTGTGGTGTTATGCCTTACGCAAAAGACCTACTTCAAAAAATAGAAGACACTTGTCCTGATTTAGAATTTGCAATGTTTAATTTAGGGCCAACTCAAAATAGAGATATTAATGTTAGTGATAAATGTAATTTATTATTAGATATGACTAATTTACCTGAAGCGGATGAAAACGCTCGTGGTATCTACGCAGCTAATATGGTTATATATGATGAATCTATCTACGATTCTATTTTTGATATTGCGTTAACAGCATTTACAAGTGGAGATTATTTTCACGCCTTAGATGATTATACTTTTAAATTTATAGTTCAGAAACATCAAAGTTACTGTCCAATTTTACCAATAGCACCACAGAAAGCTGGTTATTCAAACATATCTGAAGGTATGTATAGTAATTGGTACATGCAAACCTATAATTGGAATAGGTGGTGTCCAACTAAAATCCCTAGAGAATTTATGGACCAATATAAAGTTCAAGAAATGAAAGATAACGGGGAACATAAAGAATTTTATTATGTCAGTTAAATTTATAACATCAATTTACAGTGACCTATATGGTACTGAATTTGGAGGTAGACCAAATAGAGGAGGACATTATAGGTATAGTTTGTTGTCACTTTTAAAGATGACAGACGCGGATTTCCTATGTTACACTTCAGATAGAGAATTACCTTCATTAGAAGAGTTTTTTTATGTCGAATACTCAATTCCAAAAGACAAACTTAAGTTTCAGGTTTTTGATATTGGAAATACCAAATTTAAAGATTTGATTAATCAATATAAGAATATTGAGGAAACTAAAAATGGAGACAGATGTGTTGAGGTTCAATACAGTAAGTTTCATTGGTGGTGGAACGAAGATAAATCTTATGATTATTATTATTGGATTGATGCTGGATTATCCCATTGTGGATTGATTCCCCTAAAGTATCTAACAAATGAACATATTCAACAAAGATATTATGAAAGTAGTTTGTTTAATAATGATTTTTTAAAGAATCTTATTGAGGATACAAGTGATAAGTTTTTAATTTTAGGTAAAGAAAATGATAGAAACTATTGGTCGGGCACTGTTGATAGAAAATGGTATACTGAATACGATAGAAGTATTCATGTGATTGGTGGTATGTTTGGTGGACACAGAGATAAGTGGGATGAGGTTGTTAATTTATTTGAAGACTATGTTCAAAAAATAATAACTGAAGATAAGGGTATACCACATGAAGAACACGTTATGACTTTAATGTATTTTAACCATTTAGATTTATTTGTTAGAAAACATTTCGATATTTGGTGGTGTAGAGACAACGCACCTAGAGGAGTTGATGAGGAACTCTTCTTAAACAATAAAAGCTTCTATAGAATATTAGAAGAATTTAATAGAATTTATGAGTAATATAACATTAGTAACAGGTATTTGGGATATTGGAAGAGGTGAACTGACCGAAGGATGGTCAAGACCTTATCAACATTATTTAGATAAGTTTGAAAAACTTTTAGAGGTTGAAGAAAACTTAATAATCTTTGGAGACGAAGAATTAAAAGAATTTGTTTTTGAAAGAAGAAGTTCTAAAACCACTCAGTTTATTGTAAGACCATTAAGTTGGTTTACTAATTCAGAGTTTTTCCCAATGATTCAAAAAATAAGAACAAATCCAGAATGGTATAATCAAGTTGGTTGGTTAAAAGAATCTACTCAAGCAAGATTAGACAATTATAATCCATTGGTTATGTCTAAAGTTTTTTTATTACATGACGCCAAAATAATGGACCAATTTGATTCGGAATATATGTTTTGGATTGATGGTGGTTTAACGAATACAGTTCATCCAGGATACTTTACTCATGATAAAGTATTAAATAATTTATCAAAATATATTTCAAAATTTTCATTTGTTAGTTTTCCATACGGTGCTGAAACTGAAATACATGGATTTAATTATGGTAAATTAAATGCTCTTGCTGGTGCCAAGGTTACCAAAGTTTCCAGAGGAGGATTTTTTGGTGGACCAAAACATACAATAAGTGATATTAACGGAATTTATTACGGGTTACTTAAATCAACATTAGAAGATGGATACATGGGTACTGAAGAATCAATTTTCAGTATTATGGCTTATAAACATTCGGATATGATTAACTATTTTGAAATTGAATCAAATGGTTTAATCGGAACATTTTTTGAAAATTTAAAAAACGATGAGCTCAAAGTTAAAAGTGAAAATACAGAAAAAGTTATCAATACTTTGGACCCAAACAAAGTTGGATTGTATGTTATTACATTCAATAGTCCAAAACAATTTAGAACTCTTATTGATTCTATGTTGGCATATGATAAGGACTACATACTAAAAACTAAAAAGTTTTTGTTAGATAATTCAAGTGATTTGTCAACTACCGAGGAATACTCGGTAATTTGTAAAGAATTTGATTTTGAACATATTAAAAAAGATAATTTAGGTATATGTGGTGGTAGACAATGGATTGCCGAACATTTTGATAAAACTGATTTAGATTATTATTTATTCTTTGAGGACGATATGTTCTTCTTTCCAAATGAAGGGACATCTTGTAGGAATGGATTCAATCGATATGTTTCCAATTTATATACAAAGTCTTTAGAAATTATTAAGAAAGAAAATTTTGATTTTTTAAAGATGAATTATTCTGAGTTTTATGGAGACAATGGAACTCAGTGGGCTTGGTACAATGTTCCTCAACATGTAAGAGATGAGTTTTGGCCAGGTAAACCAAGACTTCCAGAAATGGGACTTGACCCTAATGCTCCAAAAACAGAATTCAATGCTGTGTTATCCCACAAGGGTGTTCCATATGCAGTTGGTGACGTTTATTATTGTAACTGGCCTCAGATTGTTAGTAGACCAGGAAATAAAAAAATGTTCTTAGATACAACATGGGCACATCCGTTTGAACAAACATGGATGAGTCATATGTATCAGTTAGTTAAAAAAGATGAGTTGTACCCTGGGTTGTTACTTATGACACCAACAGAACACGATAGATTCGAACATTATAACAGAGAGCTGCGTAAAGAATCATAACAGTATATTTATTGTTATGGAATTTTATATAAAAAAGAATGCAACTTTACCTGTATTAAAAATGCAGGTTGTAAAAGACGGAAGGTCAGGTTATTTGCAACTTATGCAAGACTTGGAGGTTTCTACTATATTTTTCACTATGGTTGAGGTAGAAACTGGAATTCCTAAAATTGTTTCTGCTCCTGCTGAAATTGTAAATTTAATTTTACCTGAAGGTGCTGACCCCGAGTATTACATTTATTTTAAATTTACTGCAAGAGATACAAATACTCCTGGTAGATACCAAGGTCAATTTTTAATTAAAAACGACGAAGGGAATTTAATTCTACCAATCAGAGAGGAACTTTATATTAATATCCAAGATAGTTTTATTTCAGAAACTGCTTGTTGTTAATTTGATTAACCAATTTAATTTTCTATATTTATGTAAGATGAGTAAGGTGAACTTCACAATATTGTGATTGCCAATAAACCACTCGTATATTACATATGTTTACAGACCAAGATATTGAATCGTTCCTACATGGAAACGACCCCGAAGAATTTATAGTCGCTATCGAATACGACTATCGCGAGAACTGCATTTACAAAATCAAAGAAATCCCTGGTAAAGGAAAGGAAATCCGAAAAGACACATTCACACCGTTTGCGTGGGTTGGTGACTTGCGTGAGATTAACTTTTACAATGGTTCAAAAGCAGCTCAGAAAGATGCCATGACCAAACATGGTATCATGATTGAAAAGTTAGAAACCCATAGTAATGAAAGATTACAAAAGGGTATGACTTTCATGGTTAAATCCTTAAAAGGTTACAGAGAACTAATCCAATTCTTTAGAGAAGGTGGATGTGACCCATGGGGTGATAAGACTAAAGATAAAGTGATGGTTCTACCTCCTGTAGAACAATATTTAATTTCAAAAGAAAAAAGACTATTCAAAGGTTTTGAAAACTATGAAGAGGTTACCCGTCTTGTATTTGACTTAGAAACGACTGCACTTGAACCTAAGGACGGTCGTATCTTCATGATTGGAATTAAAACCAATAAAGGTTACCACAGAGTAATCGAATGTATGGATGAATCTGAAGAGAGAAATGCCATCATAGAATTCTTCAAGGTAATCAATGAACTTAAGCCAAGTATTATTGGTGGATATAATTCAGCGAACTTCGACTGGCATTGGATATTCGAAAGATGTAGAATCTTAGGTATCGACCCAAAGAAGATTTGTAAATCATTACACCCTGAACATTCTTTCACAAGAAAAGATAGTATGTTGAAACTTGCCAATGAGGTTGAGAATTTTACTCAAACTTCTATTTGGGGTTACAATGTAATTGATATTATTCATGCCGTTCGTAGAGCTCAGGCGATTAACTCGAGTATTAAAGCCGCGGGTTTGAAATACATTACACAATACATTAATGCCGAAGCTCCTGACCGTGTATATATTGACCATTCAGATATTGGACCATTCTATACAAAGAAAGAAAATTATTGGTTAAACATTCAGAATGGTAAGTATAAGAAAGTCGGTGTTGATTCTAAGATTGATGACGCTTGTTCTAAACGTTCAGATGTTTATAATCAGATTGCGGGTGACAAGTTAGTTGAGATGTATCTTGACGATGACTTAGATGAAACCCTTAAGGTAGACCAAGAGTTCAACCAAGGTTCGTTCTTGTTGGCTGCGATGATTCCAACAACTTATGAAAGAGTATCTACTATGGGTACTGCAACATTATGGAAAATGTTAATGTTAGCATGGTCTTATAAACACGGACTTGCAATACCTGCCAAAGAATCCAAGACAGACTTCGTAGGAGGTCTTTCTCGACTACTTAAAGTTGGTTATAGTAAGAACGTACTTAAGCTCGATTTCTCGTCTCTA